ATGAACAAAACTAAAAAAATCCTACCATTATTTCTTATGTGCTTAATATTAAGTCTTATTGTATTTCCTTCAAAGATATTAGCAAGCAGTGATTTTGATGCAAACAAAGACGTTGAATTTACTATCGACTATCAGAATGAAGGTAAAAGATTATCTAATACACAATTTGACATATACAAAGTAGCAGATGTGGATAAAGATTTAAACCTACAAAGTTCAAAAGACTTTGATAAATATCCTGTTGACTTAACAAAACTAAACCAAGAGGCTTGGAACGATTATGCTCTCACCCTAAAAGGATATGTGCAAAAGGACGGGGTAAAACCTGTAGTGACAGGGTTAACTGATGCTAACGGAATTTACAAAACAAAACTAAAACCAGGTTTGTATCTTGTTATCGGTAAAAATCTAACTTTGGATAATTATATATATGAATCCAGTCCTTTTCTAGTTTTACTACCTAATGTAGAAAAAGAAACAGGAACATGGAATTATGATGTTATCTCAAAGCCAAAGACAACAAGAAATGAAAAAATCATAAAGGAAGTATCTAAAAAAGTCATTAAGATTTGGAAAGATAAAGGTTTTGAAAATTTACGTCCTAAAGAAATAGAAATTGAACTATTAGGAAACGGGAAGCTGAGAGAGACCATAGTTTTAAGTGAAAAAAATAATTGGCAACACACATGGCATAAATTAGACGAAAGTGTTAATTGGACATTGGTAGAAAAAGGTGTGGATAAAGGAAAATACAAAGTATCTATAAGTAAAGAGGGTGATACTTTTATAGTTGAAAATGCCTATATACCACCTAAAACACCACCAAAAAAAACCAAAGACCCCTTGCCACAGACGGGTCAGTTATGGTGGCCTGTGTATACTCTAGTTGGTATCGGTTCAATAATGATTGTGTTAGGCTTTATTCAAAATAGAAGAAAGAAGGTGGATGAATGAAAATTAAAATGAAAAAATTTATATCGCTTGTTTTAGTACTGTTAATATTACTTTCAAATTCCCCTATTTCTCTGGCTATGGATAAAGAATCTTTTGGTGAGCATACAAAAGAAAGTAACTCAATTGTTACAACAAACACACAAGAAATAAAAGAAGACTCTCCAGACGAAAAAAGAAAGAGTGAGAGTAAGAGTAATTCATTAGAGATAAAAAATAGTGAAGATCTTACAAAGGGGTCTATTATAAACTCCTTTGAAACCGTCAAGGAATTGCCTAAGACATACTTTTATGAAAATAATGATATTGAAATTGCTATAGAGCTAAAACAAAGAACACTGCAAGAAGAAGGTCAATTAATAGTTAAGGAGGTTGATTCAGAAAAAGATGATAAGCAATTAGAATTACAAAAAAGAATCACGAATATGATTACTGAAAAGCTTAATGAAAAGCAAAAGTTAAATAAAGCAAAAATTTATGACATTTACTTTATTAATAAAGACGGAGATAGAATTCATGATCTTGAAATTCTAAATATACGCTATGTCTTTAAAAAACCTGTTTTATTAGATGAGAAAAATGAACTCTCAATATTTTCACTGTTCAACAACGAGTTAATTGATTCTAAAAATGTAGAAATCAAAAGAAATGATAGAAATGAAATTGTAGAATTAAGTTTTAATGTTGATAAAATACAACAACTTATCTTGATCAATACGGTAGAAAAAAACTTAAACCTTATAGAAGACTCTCAAAAGACTAATAAAGAAGAACAAGAAGATACGAAAATAGAAAACAAAGAAACTTTAGATGAATTTATTCAGCTTGAAAAGAGTTTATCAGGTAATAAGAAAATTACTATTGAGGGGTTGAGAAAAGACTTTTCAGAATTAGAAGGTGAAATACAGCTTGAGGTAAAAGAACTTAATCCAAACAATGGGAAAGATAAAGAGCAAATTGAAATTAACGAGACAGAGATGGAAAAATTTATTCCTGAAAAAAGTGATTCCATTAAGATCAATTGGCATCATTATGATATAAGCATCTTGTTAGATGGGGAGGAAATTGAACCTGTTAATAAGTTAAGGGTGTCCTTCTCAGGTTTTGATACTACTGATCTTGATGATGCTACAAAGGAAGTAAAGGTCCTTCATCTGAATGAATTAACAAATGAGGTAGAAGATAAGGAAATTGAAATTGGGGAAAACGGAGTTGTAGAAGCTGAATTTGATAGCTTCTCTCCTGTGACAGTTGTTGAAGTAATAGCAGATCATCCCTCTACTCTTAAGGCAACAGACTTTGTTAATGATGTTAAGCACTATATGGAATATGCTCCCGGTTCTCTTGGAAAAGCAGTAATAGACTCTTCTCAAATACTGAATCCAGGTCGTACTTCCGATGCCTTTGGTAATATAGTTCTTGAACATGGCCAAGTTATAACAAAGAAAACAGCAACACCTGTTAAGGGAAAGGTTAATACTTGGGATATTACTGTTCGTGTAGAAGGTAGGGACAACATATCTGATACTACAGATGTTGTTCTAGTTCTTGATAATTCATATAGTATGTATGAAAAGAAAAACGAACTAGCTGATGGACGAACTCGTTTTCAAGCAGTACAAGAGGCTGCTAAGAAATTTGTTGATATAGCATTGAATGAAAATCCTAACTTAAGGATTGCTATAGTAGTTTATAATGGGGAGGTAACGATAAATTCTGGGAATATTAATCAACCATTTTCACAAGACAAACAAGCACTATATTCAGAAATTGATGCGATTAAAGAACCACCTTCATTAGACCCAGAGAAGAAAGGGGGAACTTTTACTCAAGCAGCTATTAAACAGGCTGGTGAAATTTTAAAAGGTTCTTCAGCAGATAATAAGCACATGGTGCTTATGGCTGATGGTTTTCCGACTTTTAGTTACGACTTAGATTCTTCATCTTGGGATGAGAAAATAGAACAAACAGAATTATTTTACAAGCCAGGTGCTCCTTTTAATATAAAGGATCTTTATGAAAAGACTAAATACTACAGACTACCTGCAGATGAAAGTCAGATTCAATTTAATTACGATAATAGGGTAGGTTTGGGAGCTGAAGAAAGATCGTCAGTAGCATATAAGACTCTGAAAATTAATAAGGATATAGAAGATGTTTATAGGTATATCTATGGAGAATATATAACAGGTACTAAAGATCCGAATAATATAGACCTAACTGTACAAGCTCATCGTTATCATGTGGACGGTGAGGACTTTGCAAGAGAATACAGATATGCACATCAAAAATCAACTGTTTTAGAAGCTAAAAGATTAAGAGAAGACCCAAACATAGGTTTGGATACTTTGTATTCTGTAGGTGTTGGCTTTGAAACCTATACTGGACAAGCATTGGAAATTGCTGTTAGAACGCTAAGCAGAATTGCTGATTCTGGAAAGTTTTATGATGTTAGAAATGCGGAGCGATTGACAGCTACCTTTGAAGAAATAGCAAAAACTATTAGTATCAAAAGTGCTATGCGTGACTTCAAAATCGTTGACATCATGGGTAAAGGCTTTACGGTAACAGATGAGTCAAAAATAAAAGTAAGTGAAGGGAAAACAAGTTTTGACCGAAATTCAGAAACAATAAATTGGGATATAGAAACTGTAACTAAGTGTGTGGCTACAAAAAGTGACGTAAGATATGCAGAATTAACTTATAGAATTGAAATCAACGATGATATTCTAACTCTACCAGGTTCAAAGACTAATCAACACGAGAAGTTTATTACCAATGCCGTAACTGATTTGACTTATACAGATAATCTTAAGGATGAGAAGAAGACCTTATCAATTGATTCTCCAAAGGTAGATCCAGTTCTTTTGAAGGTTAAAAAGGTCTTATTAGATAGTAATGGAAAATTATTAAATGAAGATATAACATTTACAATAAATGTTACTAATGATTTGAAGACCTACGACGAAAGGCATGAATTAAGTCCAAAAGAAGACTATAAATGGCGTACTACTTTGAGAGATGAGGGAACCTACTTGGTTGACGAAATAGCTGTATCTGGAACTCCAGAAAAAAACTATATTACGACTATTAAGATTGATGGAGAAGAAACTAGTGAGTTCTTGGTAAATCATGACGGTGATATTCCGAGAGGCGATGTTAATATTGAGGTTACAAATCAGGAATTAGGAGGTTATGAACTGCCAACAACCGGTGGATTAGGAACTATACTCTTTAGATTGATAGGAGTCTTTGTATTGACTTTCGCTTTAGTAATTCCTTATAGAATGAGACGAGTTAAATGCGAAAGGTAAATAAGTTTTTCTTATTTGGTACGCTTTGCATTTTGTTTGGACTCTTACTTTTTTCTAAAAACTTATGGGAAGATTATCAGGTTGGAAAAGAAACTGAGTTAATCAAAGAAAGGCTTGAAGAAAAGAAGGTCATAGAAATTGAAAAACCAATTGATGATAGACCTGATTATGTTAAAAACCCGTATATGGAAATGCCAAAGGTTACAATTGACGGCAATGACTATATAGGATATGTAATTATACCGAGCTTAGAGCTGGAACTTCCGATTCTAAGCTCTTGGTCATATCCAAAGCTTAAGATTGCACCTGCAAGATATGAAGGTTCTGTATACTTAAACAATATGATCCTGTTAGCTCATAACTATACAGTCCATTTTGGCAAGCTTTATCGATTAAATATTGGAGATGTTATTCAATTTAAAGATATGAATGACAATCTTTTCGATTTTACTGTAGAAAAGAAAGAAGAGTTAGATGAAATACAAGTTGAAGAGATGGTTTCTGGGGATTGGGACTTAACATTATTCACTTGCACTCTAGGTGGTGAAGCAAGAACAACTATACGATGTAAAAGAATAGAAAATAGGTGATATTTTGTCAATATAGCATTGTAGAAATAAAATTTAAGAGAGGTTATATTATGAAAAAAGAAAATTTTTGTAGATATGACATCAAATAAAAAAGAAAAAATAAATAAAAAAGAAAAACTTGTAGGGAAAAGATTTGGAAAACTAAAAGTACTATCTGTTTATAAAAAAGGCAAGTACAAAAAATGTAAATGTATTTGTGATTGTGGAAACACTACTGATGTATACTATAGCAATCTTGTTTCAGGAAGAACAATAAGTTGCGGTTGTCGAGGGGGAGAGATTGCTAATAGGTATAAAAACATAGTAGGGGAAATATATCATGATCTTATAGTTGAAGAGAAGACTGAAAAACGTGAAGATGGCTTAATAGTTTGGAAATGTAGGTGTCTTAAATGTGGAAAATATATTGAAGTCACTAAAAAACAGCTAGATAGAGGATATGTCAAAGACTGTGGAAACCATAAATACGAAGACTTATTGGGACAAAAAATTGGAGAGCTTACAATTATCTCATTTGATAAAAATAGAGAAAAATATCTTTGCCAATGTTCTTGTGGTAAGTCTACATATGTATCCAGATCTAATTTAATCAGCAGTCATACCCTTAGTTGTGGTCATCTAAAGGACAACCGCAAATATAAGTATGTAGATGGAGCTTTACCATACCTATTAACAGGAAAAATTCCATCAAATAATACAAGTGGTGTAAAAGGTGTTAGTCAAACTAAAAGTGGGAAATGGGTTTCCTATATTACCTTAAGAAAAAAAAGATATACACTGGGAACATTTAAGAAAAAAGAAGATGCTATTAGAGCTAGAAAAAAAGCGGAAATAGATTTCTTTTTACCAATAATAGAAAAAGATCAAATGAGGAAACAAAAAACGAAGCATCGTAAAGAGAGGGTATAAACTCTGAATACTAGGTTACAGGTCTTTATTTTATAGGTGGAAATAAAGAAAGAGGTTTATTTGTCCATAACTCGTTTGAACAGAAATGGACTATTCTATTATAAATTGATTTTTATAGCATTATTTAGGAAAGGGAGGAAATAATTGAGAACAAAAAAGATATTTAATTATTTAATAAAAGGTATATTGGCATTTGTTATTTTTGTGAGTATTTCTCCAGCAAAGTCAGCTCTTGCATGTAGCCATAATTGTAATAATTACAACAATTACAATTATAGTTATAAAGAAACAATCTGTGTGTATAAATCATGGTCGGGTCAACCTTTGAAATACGGTGAAAAGCGCCCAGATGTTTATTTTCAACTACTTAAAGATGGAAGGCCTGTGGGAGAGCCTAAGAAAGCAGTAAATAATATAGCAAGCTTTATAATACCAAGTTCTAGAAATATCTATAGATATACGATAAAAGAAGTTAATGTAGATGGAAGTGACTGGTCTGCTGAAGGCTATAGAGCAGGTTCAGTTCGTAGAGATTCATGTAATCCTTGTGTATTTTATATAACAAATACCAAAGAAAGAACAGAAACAATTTGCGTGTATAAAACATGGTCGGGTCAACCTTTGAAATACGGTGAAAAGCGCCCAGATGTTTATTTTCAACTACTTAAAGATGGAAGGCCTGTGGGAGAGCCTAAGAAAGCAGTAAATAATATAGCAAGCTTTATAATACCAAGTTCTAGAAATATCTATAGATATACGATAAAAGAAGTTAATGTAGATGGAAGTGACTGGTCTGCTGAAGGCTATAGAGCGGGAATAGTATATAGATCGTCATATAACCCTTGTGTATTTTGTGTAACGAACAATAAGGAGAAAATGCCAGCACCAGGTGAAGTTACTGTTGATAAGATCTGGACTGGTGTCGACTTAGAATTAGGACAAAATTATCCCGATGTATATTTCCAATTACTTAAGGATGGTCATGCAGTTGGTTCACCTGTTTTATATGAAGGGCATACAGTAACTTTTAAGATTGACAACAAGGATGAAATCAGCAAATACGTAGTAAAAGAAGTTAATGCAGATGGAAGCGACTGGTCTGCTGAAGGTTATGTGCCTGGAACAATTGAAGGCAGTGATGGAGTATTTACTGTAGAAAATAGAAAACTTGGGCCAAAACCTGCAAGTGCAAGTATTGTTCTAAGAAAAACAATGTTAGGAAGACCAATTAAAGATGGGGAATTTTCTTTCCAATTAATAAATGATCAAGGTGTGGTCATTGAAACGATTACTAATCTTGGTAATGATATTTGTTTTTCGGAAATAGAATATACGAAAGCAGGAACTTACAGATATACAGTAGTAGAGCAAGAAGGAGATAATAAAAATATTATCTATGATGCAAAAGTTATTGAAGTTATAGTAGAAGTCAAAGATGTAGAAGGCCAGCTAGTTGCTGAAGTAAGCTATAGTCCTGGTAATGAATTTAATAATCAATTAAAAGAAAAGCACGTAAAAGTTATCAAAATAGATGAGAATTATGATTATTTAGTTGGTGCTGCTCTTCAAATGACTTCAGATAATGGCTATAACGAGGTATGGGTAACCAATGGGAAGGGGAGAACTTTTGAGTTGACAGAAGGAAGATATACTATCACTGAGTTGTCAACTCCGAATGAGGAATATGAGTTGGCTTCACCAGTTGTGTTTGATATTGTTTATAACGAAGCTAAAGAAGAACTAGAATTTGTTATTGTTGATGAAGGCGAAGGCAATATCATTAATGAGGTTGAAAATATCATTTATATGTTAGACAAATATAAAATTATAATTAATTAAAGATTTTTCTAGAAAAGATTTGCAAAAGGGGCAAAGTATTGAGATGGAGAAATACATAAACTGCTAACAGCATAGTTCTAATGAATATTTCTTGAATATAAAAAAATACACGGCAGTAAGCCTAAGATAATATTGTTATTTGGCTTAGCCTCTTTCTTGTATAGTAAGAAAGAATAAAGTAATGAAACTCATGAAAGTCAGCTGGCCTAGAGGGATCAGCTGACTTTTTATAAAAGGGTGATAGGATTAAAAAATCAAGAAGATTGATTTACAGTACTCTTATATTTCTATCCTTTGGATTGTTATATACGGAATGGAATAAAAGATAAGATATTAACAAAAAAATACTTAAATAAGTAGTTGATATAGAAACTAAAAAGAACATTAAAAACATGACTACTGAGATTGACGGAGAGAAATTATCAGAAGAATATATTTCAAGAGAAACTCATAAACAAAGGGAAATTAACAGTTTAAGAGAGATAAATCCAGATATCTTTCTATATATCGATGATATGAAAGACCATTATCAGATAATAGGTTCTATGATTTTAAATCTCTATACAGAAGATGAAATATTTAATTTTAATTAATATGTCAATTTTGATGATTACTATGGAGCAAGAGATTATTTCCATGACATTAGGTAAGGAAGCGAACGATTTACTAGTCGATCAAGTAAGGAAAGATACAAAGATCTGAACTCTTTCTATCTGTAGTTTTGAAACAAATGATGCTAGATTTGTTATTTTTGCAATGAAAGTAAGGACAGGGTGTGAACATCAAAAATAAAAATAAACAACTAGTTATCGAAAATAAAATCAAAAGAAAAGAAGGCAACTATCATGAGGTTATCTATGAAACAACTCTATACAAATAAGGGACAAAGGAGGCCACTTTTGCAAGACGATAATGTGAAGCCTGTAAAAGATGGAAAAATGTCCCGTTATCAAGAAGAACTTGATAAAACCAATAACAGACCAATGAACAACACTTCGGGTTATCCCTGTAGTAAGAAAGAGAGTGGCGATAAAAATCATATAATTTACATTTGTTAAATAACAACTAAATAAGAAACAATAATTAAACCATTTTGAGAGATGAAGTAACTTATATCACTTTCTTTCAATAAATATGAAATTGGCTTTGTTTGAAGGATAGTCCAAGGTTTTTTGGGATAAATGATTATTTATTTAAGCTGTTTTCGTAAGGGATTAACTATAAGGATAGCCACGAGTAAAATCGTGGCTATTTTTGTACCCAAAAGTAGGTGAGTTACATGACTATTATTGTACGAGCACGTGCTCCACCTGTCCTCCCTAAATTTCAGAACTAGAGATTTAAGGGGGATTTTTCATGACAAAGAAAGATTATTTTATTTTTATTGATAAAGAAAAGGTAATGGTTAGTAAGGAAGTTTATCTGGCTTATTGGAAGCAGACGAATAGGGAAAAATATTTAGAACGACTTGATCGTAAAAATAGATTGCTCTATATTTCTCAATTTGATCAAGATGGTAACTTTCAGGATATAATAGAAGATAAAAGTGTAGATGTAGAAAAATTAGTTGAAACAAAAGAGGCAATAGTGAACTTGCGAAAAGCTATTTCTAAACTCAGTGATGAAGAAAGAGAGATTATTAATGCTTTGTATTTTAGGGAAGAGACTATACGAGATGTCGCACAGAATATAGGGACGCATAAGACATCTATTATAAGAAAAAGAGATAGGATTCTAGAAAAGTTAAAAATGATTTTAGAAAAAAATAAATAAAAGTGTGTCCAAGAGGGTCAAATTTTCACTCATATAAGTGAGGGGGATTTGACCTTTGTTTTTTAAAACAAACAACTTATAAATAACCTCTCTTATTTGATATAAACATTGAACCTTAACAATTGAATAGACCAAGACGAGACATTAATCATTTTTGGAGCGTAATAACCTATCCGCCAAGATCTTTCTGCTGAATAATTCGGTAAAACAAGTACTGCTAAGCTAAAAACAAGGGAAGAAGAAAGGGAGCGATAAGTAAGAGTTTGAATATAGGGAGGGATACCCTATTCGCTATGAAGAAAATGAGGATAATGATACTTCTAAGGTTGAAGCCGGCTCATCCTGAATAGAGGCGGAGGTGAGATTCCTATGTTGCTAATCCAAGGCACTTGTCAATGTCAAAAAACTTAAATTTACATAGGAGGTTATTATGAAAGCAATAAAAGTTTATAGCATGAGAGTTGCTATGTTATGTAGACTTTATGATCTTAAATTAATTAATGATAAAGAATTCACCAAAATAAAGACTAGAATAGAAAAAGATTACAAGAAAATTGATAGAAAACAATTAATTTTATGATAAAATAATACTGTAGAAAGACACAAAATGGGAAGGAGGTAAAATGAATACTAAAGTAAAATTAATAAAAGCTTCAAATACAGGAGCTAGAAATAGAAATGCACTACATTTAGATTTAAAACGAGTTGCAGCATATTGTCGAGTTAGCACTGATAGTAAAGACCAACTTGAATCATATAAATCGCAAGTTGATTATTATACAAATCTAATAAAAAATAATAAAAACTGGACTTTGGCTGGTATATATGCAGATGAAGCAACAACAGGAACAACTGCTACTAAAAGAGCAGATTTCATGAGACTAATAAGTGATTGCCAAAATGGAGATATAGACATGATAATTACTAAATCTATATCAAGATTTGCTAGAAACACATTAGATACTTTGAAATATGTAAGGCTTTTAAAGGAAAATAATGTTGGTGTAGTATTTGAAGAAGAAAATATAGATACTTTGACAATGGATGGAGAGTTACTATTAACAATATTAAGTTCAGTAGCTCAACAAGAAGTAGAAAATACCTCAGCCCATGTAAAAAAAGGACTGAAAATGAAAATGGAAAAAGGGGAACTTATTGGTTTTCAAGGTTGCCTTGGCTACGACTATGACCCTACAACAAAAACTATCTCTATAAATGAAGAGGAAGCTAAAATTGTTAGATATATCTTTAAAAGATATTTAGAAGGCAATGGTGGTTCAGTTATTGGTAGGGAACTAGAAGAACAAGGATATCTTACCCCTAGAGGTAAAACAAAATGGTCTGATACTACAGTGTTAGGAATAATTAAAAATGAAAAGTATATTGGAGATATACTAATGGGAAAGACTTTTACAGTTGATCCCATAACAAAAAGAAGACTAGCAAACTTTGGTGAATCTGATAAATACCACATTGAAAATCATCACGAGCCAATTATATCAAAAGAAGACTTTGAAAAGGCACAAGAGATTAGACTCAGGAGAGCACAAAATAGAAACACCATTGCTAATAAGGATAGAAAAAGAGAGAAACTATCAAGACAATACGCTTTTTCAAGTATGCTGGAATGTGGATTTTGTGGCGAAATACTTTCAAGAAGAACATGGCACACTAGTTCAATTTACAAAAAAATTAACTGGCAATGTGTAAGGTCAACAAAAAAAGGTAAAAAATATTGCCCTCATTCAAAAGGAATACAAGAAGCAGCAATAGAAAAAGCATTTGTTGAAAGCTATAGGCAATTATGCCATGCAGATTCAACAGTAATAGATGACTTTTTAAAAATTGTAGAAGAAGAAATAAATGATAATACTTTAGTCAAGGATCTGAAAAAGATAGAAAACCAATTAAATAGAATCATTAGTCAAGAAAGAAAGTTAGTTGATCTTCATTTAGAAGATAGTATAGACGAAGAAGTTTATGCTAAAAAGTATAAAAAACTAACAAAACAAAAAGAAGAATTACTTGGTGAAAAGAAAACACTGGAACTAACAATAAAAGATGAAAATTCTATTAAAGAAAGACTAAAGCAATTTAAAAAGGTCTTAGAGAATAGAGAAATTATAGAGGAATTTAATAGAACAGTATTTGAAAGCATAGTTGATAAAGTCGTAGTGGGTAGAATTGATAAAGACGGAACAGTTCATCCATATGACCTGACATTCTACTTCAAAACAGGAATTAAAGATAGTCAAGATTCTAATAACTTTAAAGACAAAAGAAAAAATGCCAAAGACAATGACATTAATAAATTGTGCTCCTACAAGGGTGACGAGGATAAAAAATTATGTTCCCAAGCAAAAGACAACGCACGTTGAGACGGTAGTATTGATGTCAAGGGTTGAAAAATAAGAGTTTAATAAGATAAGTAAATAAAGGCTTTCCGTGGTTTGAGGTCTGGTTCTAAGCCGGAAGGATAATCACGGTTTTTTGCTTTGAGGGAAGTTATCCAAGATTGGTGAATTTAAAAAATCATCAATAAATATCGTCGATGACTAAGTGAGTTGATAAGATGGTTGGCGAAATAATAGTGAGTTGAAAATGTGGCTATCAGATTGAAAATTGAAATTGAAATATATAAGCACGTTGAAGGCAATTAAAATAGCTATCCAGAAAATCCGGTGCAAATCATTAAATAAACGCATCTGTATTTCTGCGCCATATCCACGACGTAATTTATATTAATTTGGTATTTGAGTACCAAAAGTTAAATTTACGATTGACAAATCTGTTAAACCGCGATATTCTTGATTTATCAAATAAGCTATTGGTAAGAAGGAGAAATGAATTATGACTAACCAGATCGAAAAAAACACCTTTGAATACTTAGATTTGTTTAGAGGGTTTACTGAGAGTGACTCCTATCTTCCTGCTGCGCTTCTTGTGGCTGAAACAAAGGAAGAATACTTTGACAAAAATATTTATGGTGATTCAGAAGAGCGAATCTACGAGACTATGCTGACAGTTGCAGATAGGCTCGATATTATTAACCCGTTTAGAGATAAGACACAATTTACCAGAGTGTATAATGCCTATGATGTTTTTAAGGGAGAGGTCAACTGGGAATTGATTATCGCCCAGAGTGATAGAAGGTATGGTGGGTACTCAGTAATTTCTAATGCTCTATTTGAGGAGTACAGCAGTCGCTTTAAACTTGACGCAGATGAGGTTCTCATTGCTGAAGGGGAAAAATTCGCTCCAAATCTAAAGAAACTAATCGATGAACATCCTGGTTGCAACTATACCATTACAACTGAAGAAAAAATTAGTTTTCACATAATCAACAGAATTTTTGCTGGTTATAAAAATGTAAAAATATTAAATGTAAGTATATATCAATACGGTTTCACAAACAGTCGTTACGATCTTATATTCTCTGTACCTAATTTCGGAACAAGAAATCTTGCTGAAGATGAAAACTTTATGAGTAGAGATCAAGATGCGGTAGCGCTTGAAAACCTGCTTCTTCATACAAATAATGGTGGTGAGCTTATAATCACAATGCCGGCTAGAATCACATTTGCTCATGGAAAGAATGGAGTGCTTAGGCAGTTTGTTCAACAGACTTATCGCTTAAAAGAAATTACAGAACTTCCAGAAGGTGCGTTTGAAGGAACAGGGATTAAAACTTACCTTATCGATGTTGTAAATACCAAGCCAGGTGATGATGATGTGATAGTCCGTCGATATAAATCTGGTCCTCGTAAGAACAAACGTGATATGGCTAATAAATTTATTATCGATGAAGAAACATTCGTTATGTTAGAGGAACTTGAGGAACTTGGTGATTGGAGTATAAATAAAATATTCTCTCAGCAAGATGAAGAGTGGATTAAATTCCAAGAATCATCTATTCGTAAAATTGCTTTGGGAGATGTTGCTGAAGTTTTCCGAGGAAAATCAGTATCAAAAAAAGACCCAACCGGAAGTGTAGGTGTCGTTAACATCTCGAATATAGGTGATTACGATATTGATTATGATAGTCTAGATCACTTTGATGAAGAAGAACGTAAGATTTCAAACTACATTCTTAAAGAAGGTGACGTATTAATACCTGCAAGAGGAACCGCAATTAGAACTTCTATCTTTCGCGAGCAGAGCTATCCATGCATCGCTTCATCTAACATCATTGTAATCCGACCTGAAGTAAAGATGCTTAGCAGCGTGTATTTAAAATTATTCTTAGATAGCTCTCTCGGGCAAAAGATGATAAGTGGTGTACAACAAGGAAGTACAGTAATTAATATCAGCTATAAGGATTTAAATGCCTTGGAAATACCTGTTCCTTCAATTGAAGAACAACATATGAAGGCAAATGAATATGAAAAAGAGTTAGAAATCTACAAAGAAACTGTTGAGGTTGCTGAAAAGCGCTGGAATAAAGTTTTAGATAAGCTACGAGAACTTTAATAGGAGGTATCATTATGTTAGGAGCTATTATCGGGGATATCGTGGGTTCCCGTTTTGAATGGAATAATAACAAGAGTAAGCAATTTGATTTATTAACTTATAAATGTAGTGTTACCGATGATTCCATAATGACTTTAGCTACAGCTAAAGCGCTGTTAGAAAGCAAGTCGGATTATAGTGACCTGTCCGAAAATGCTGTAAAATATATGAAGAATATCGGACAACACTACCCAAACTGTGGATATGGTGGGCATTTCAGAGAATGGATATATTCTGACAATCCAAAACCATATAACAGCTATGGTAATGGGGCAGCGATGCGTGTCAGTGCATGTGGATTCGTAGCAAATACCCTGGAAGAAGTGAAACAACTATCAAAAGCTGTGACAGAAGTAACACACAATCATCCTGAGGGGATAAAAGGTGCAGAGGCAACAGCTGTTGCTATCTTCCTGGCACGTTCTGGAAAAAACTTGCTAGAGATTCGCGACTATATAACAAAGAATTATTACCCGTTGAATTTTTCCCTTGATGAAATACGGGATAATTATGAGTTTAATGACAGCTGTCAGGGAACTGTTCCTCAAGCCTTGGAAGCTTTCTTCGAGTCGAAAAATTTTGAAGATGCAATTCGTAACGCCATATCAATTGGTGGCGATAGCGATACCCTTGCAGCTATTACAGGTGGTATCGCAGGAGCTTACTATGGAATACCTACAGATATTAGAAAACATGCTCTGACCTTCCTTGACGAGCGCTTACTTAAGATTTTGGTAGAGTTTGAAAATAATTATCCATCAAAGATGGAAAAAATCAATTCAGTCGGTAGTATTGGCATCGAAAGAAATGCAGAGACCAAAGTGCAGACAGGGAATAGAAAAACTATGATGCAGTCCTCTGTAGAAATAGCAGAGAAAGAACTAAATGATTCGATTCCTACAAATGAAGAGACGACAAGCCAGCAACTATTTAATCATCTATTTGAGGCTTGCAATATTCTGCGAGGACCAATAAACCAAGATGAGTATAAAAGTTATGTGACTCCAATCCTCTTTTTTAAGAGAATTAGTGATGTTTATGACGAAGAAACTCAAGATGCACTTGAGCGCTCTGGTGGAGATGAGGAGTATGCTAGATTTCCCGAGAACCACAGTTTTGATATTCCTGTGGGATGCCACTGGCAAAATGTCAGGGAAGCAAGTGAAAATGTTGGTGTTGCAATCGTCAAAGCAATGAATGGTATTGAGCGTGCTAACCCAGATACTTTAAGTGGTGTGTTCAGTAGCTTTGATGATGCTAATTGGACTGACAAAACTAAACTCTCAGACGAGAGACTAAAAAATTTAATAGAACATATGTCAAAAATTAAAGTTGGTAATGCGAATTACTCAGCTGATGTTATGGGAGATAGTTATGAATTTCTGATTAAGAAATTTGCTGATTTATCAAAAAAGAATGCTGGTGAATTTTATACCCCACGCTCCATTGTCAAACTTCTCATCATGCTTCTGGATCCAAAGATTGGTGAAACAGTCTATGATCCAGCTTGTGGAACTGGAGGAATGTTAATAGAAGCCATACGGTACATGAAAAACGATAAAATGACGTATGGCCGAATATATGGTCAGGAGAATAATCTATCTACATCTGCAATTGCTAGAATGAATTTGTTTTTGCATGGTGCAAAGGATTTTAAGATTACACAAGGTGATACACTGCGTTCTCCTAATTTTCTTGAGAAAGGTAAATTAAAAACTTTCAATTGCGTTGTAGCGAATCCTCCCTTTTCGTTGAAAAAATGGGGTTCACAACAATTTAGCACAGATATATATGGTCGAAACATGTGGGGAACCCCAACTGACTCCAATGCTGATTTTGCATGGCTGCAACACATGGTGAAGTCGATGGACGAAAAAACCGGCCGTTGTGCTGTTGTTTTACCACAAGGTGTACTATTCCGAGGGGGTAGAGAAGCAGAAATTCGCAAACAACTGATTGAATCAGACAAGCTGGAATGCATTATTACACTGGTAAGCGGCGTGTTTTATTCAACTGGAGTATCAGCTTGTATTCTTTTTCTAAACAATAACAAGAAAAATGATCATAAAGGTCGTATATGCATGATCGATGGTTCTGATATATTCACAGCACAACGAGCACAAAATATAATGACCGACAATGACGTAGAGAAGGTCTACAATTTGTATGACGATTATAAAGATGTTATTGAAAAAGTAAAAGTGGTCACGATTCCCGAAGTGAAAGACAAGGGCTATAGTCTAGCGATCAATAATTATATTGAAAGAAAAGAACAAGAAATTACTCCTCCAACTGAAATAAGAAAACAGTATTTTGATGCACTTGAAAAAATGATTGAGGCTGAAAAAATAATGATGGAATTATTGCTTGAAGGAGGATATGTCAATGAGTAATCGCATTACAATAGATGAATTGCAAACATATTTATGGGATTCAGCTGTTCTTCTTCGTTCTAGTATAGATGCAGGAGCTTATAAACAATACATTTTCCCGCTGCTTTTCTTTAAAAGAATCAGCGATGTTTATGACGAAGAGTGTCAAAAAATTCTAGAGCAATTTGGCGATGAAGAAGCCTTAGAGTTTGAAGAAAATCACCGGTTTCAGGTACCCAAAGGTGCTCATTGGAATGATGTTCGTGAAGTTTCTGAGAATGTAGGTGTTGCTATAGTAAGTGCATTTCGTAAGATCGAAAAAGCAAACGCTGATAAACTACAAGGTATTTTTGGAGATGCTGCTTGGACAAATAAGAATCGTTTGTCAGACAGACTTCTAAAAGAATTAATAGAACATTTCAGCAGTAGAACATTGTCTATTGAAAATTGTCCAGAGGACGAACTAGGACAGGGATACGAGTACCTAATCAAGAAGTTTGCCGACGATAGTGGCCATACCGCTCAAGAATTTTATACTAATCGTACCGTAGTTCATCTTATGACTGAAATTTTGAGACCTCAGTCAGGCGAATCGATTTATGATCCAACGTGCGGTAGTGCAGGTATGCTAATCTCCGCGATAGCCTATTTGCAAAAACAAAAAAAAGAATGGCGTAATGTTGCTATTTATGGGCAGGAAATAAATGCTTTAACTTCATCGATTGGCAAAATGAACTTATTTTTGCATGGTGTGAAGGACTTTGAAATTGTAAATGGAGATACGTTAAAATCACCGGCTTTTATTGAGAAAGGAAAGTTGAAAGAATTTGACATGGTTCTTGCCAATCCTCCCTACTCTATTAGTCAGTGGGACAGAGAAGCCTTTGCTAGCGATAAATATGGACGTAATTTCCTAGGTGTTCCTCCTCAAGGTCGAGCAGATTATGCTTTTTTACAACATATTCTGAAGAGTTTGAAAGAAGACACTGGACGTTGTGCGATATTATTCCCACATGGCGTATTATTTCGTAATGAGGAAAGTAGTATGCGAGAAAAATTAGTTAGAAGCGATATGCTTGAATGTGTGATAGGTTTAGGTCCCAACCTGTTTTATAATTCACCAATGGAGGCTTGCATAATTATATGTCGTAAAAATAAGCCTGCAAACCGTCGTGGCCAGGTTTTATTTATAAATGCAGTAGATGAGGTTGAGAGAAAAAATGCACAGAGTTATCTGGAAGATAAACATATTGAGAAGATAGCATCAGCATACAACAAATATGAAACAGATAATGATTTTGCACGCGTTGTCTCAATTCGTGATATCGAAGATAACAATTTCTCGCTCAGTATTCCACTTTATGTTAAAAAGACCATGCCTGGGGCAGAAACTGACGAACGTTCTCTTCAAGAGCGTTATGAAAGTTGGAGAACACACTCGGAAATTATGAAACTTCGCTATATGAAATTAAGCGACATGATCGGAAAGGAGGATGAAAATTATGAGTGAAGTATTCTTAGGAGAAGTTGCTAAAGAGCGAAAGGAAACTAGTAAAGAAAATAAAGGTAGGTATCCAATTGTGGGCTTAGAGCACTTGATTTCAGAAGAAATTACTCTAACAGCCTGGGAAGAAAATAAGGAAAATTCTTTTACTAAGATCTTCCGAAAAGGAGATGTGCTTTTTGGACGTAGACGCGCTTATTTAAAGAAGGCTGTAGTTGCTCCTTTTGATGGTATTTGTTCCGGTGACATAACGGTAATTCAAGCTCTGCCAGATAAAATTCTACCTGAACTTTTACCTTTTATTATTCAAAATGATGCATTATTTGATTTTGCTATAGGTAAGTCCGCTGGTTCTTTATCACCCCGTGTTAAATGGGAGAATCTAAAGAACTTTAGGTTTGAGTTACCTGATTTAAAAGAACAAAGCAAGTTAGCTAGCCTATTATGGTCGATAGATAGCACTAAAAAGACCTATCAGAAGCTGATTCAAAAGACCGATGAGCTGGTCAAATCTCAATTTATCGAGATGTTTAAGGATACAGAGAAAGTCAAACTTAGCTCTATTGCTGAAATTGTAATGGGACAGTCTCCGCCATCAGATTCATACAACGAAGATAGAATAGGATTACCGTTTTATCAGGGGAGTGCTGATTTTACAGATAAGTATGTGACTACGAGGATGTATTGCACATCACCGACGAGAATTGCCGAAGCCGGGGACGTTCTGATGTCTGTTCGAGCCCCTGTGGGAACAGTTAATCTAACTGATAAAGAGTGCTGTATTGGTCGAGGGTTAGCTGCTATACGGAGTAAAGGAACTTCAGAGTATAACGAGTTTCTTTTGTACGCATTCAGAACTATGGAAGATGAAATTGTTGCCATGGGACAAGGAAGTACAGTACTTTCAATTAACAAGGACAAGTTACATGGGTTACTAATGCCTGATGCTAAAAAAAAGCAACAAGAAGCATTTATTTCGTTCGTACAGCAGAGCGATAAATCAAAATATGACTATTTTAGCTGGATGTTAGGAGGTGCAGCATAAATGGCGGAATATAGATTTGACCAGATTGTTATCAATATCACAGAAAAAAAGAAGCCTGTTGAAGAAGACAAATATACTTATATAGGCTTAGAACACTTGGATTCTCAGAACCTTAAGGTTTCAAGATGGGGCTCTGATATTGCTCCTAAGGGTGAAAAACTTGTAATGAAAAAAGGAGACGTATTATTTGGTAAAAGGCGAGCATATCAAAAGAAAGTAGCAATTGCTCCGTTCGATGGTATCTTCTCTGCTCATGGAATGGTCTTGCGACCAAATGAAGAAATAATTGACAAGAATTTTTTCCCGCTCTTCATTAGCTCAGATTATTTTTTGGACGCTGCAATAAAGATATCTGTTGGGTCACTCTCACCAACAATTAACTGGAGAGATCTTAAAGAACTGAAGTTTCAGCTCCCTGATTTAGATAAACAAAAGAAGTTAGCTGACATGTTATGGTCAATAAATAGAACGTTGCTAAGGTATAAAGAGTTGCTCAATAAAACTGATGAGCTCGTAAAGTCTCAATTTATCGAGATGTTTGGCAATCCAAATAAGATAACCAACTCATCTCGTTTAGAAGAAGCATTTGAAATTAGAAATGATTTAAGGAAACCTTTGAATGATGCTGTTCGCTCAAAAATGCATACAGGAGAGTTGTATCCATACTACGGTGCGAATGGCCAGGTGGATAGTATAAATGAGTATCTAATGGACTGCACAGCACTTTGTTTAGCAGAAGATTGCGGAGCATACGGTGCAGGAGAGTCAACCTCTTATATCATTAAGGGAAAATCTTGGGTAAACAACCATGCACATGTATTAATACCGCTTGACTGTTGTGATATAGAATTTGCTAATACATATTTCAAAATACTAGATATGACAAAATTTGTGACTGGAACGACACGGCTGAAACTGACTCAAGGTAAGATGAAGGAAATACCGTTTTTGCTGCCACCATTAAGTGATCAGAAGAAATTTGCAGCCTTTGTCCGACAGAGCGATAAATCAAAATTTGAACTCGAACAAACTCTATCAGAGTTAAATGCCACCTATAAACGGATTATAGAAGAAAACTTAGGATAATTATGGGGCATGAAGTTTCCTCCGGCTCGTGAGACAACCTCACGGAGGAACAAACAAAGGAGGAAATTTCATGCTTAATCAAATTATTAATGAAGTGCAACAAGATCTTGCAACAATTTTGGATGATGCCCAAATGGCTATGTTATCTAAAGTACTAAAAAAACGTCTAACAGAAGTGGTTGGTGATAAACAATTAGAAAAAGAGGATAAACAGAATAATCTTCTTCCGTTATTTATTTCAGCCAAACGTGTGGAAGGGTGTTCAAGCAAAACTTTACGTTATTATGAATCAACGATTCGAAATTTACTGGAGGATATTAACAAATCGGAATGTCATATAACAACGGAAGATTTACGGGATTACCTTGATTCATATCAGCAACGAGGTAATGTTAGTAAAGTTACGTTGGATAATGTAAGGAGAATTTTTTCTACCTTCTTTGCTTGGCTAGAGGATGAGGATTACATTGTAAAGAGTCCGGTTAGAAGGATTCGAAAAGTTAAGACTGGTAAAACAGTGAAAGAAACGTATTCGGATGAGTCAATGGAGCTGATGCGTGATCACTGTGACAATATGCGTGATCTTTCTATGATTGACCTTCTAGCTTCAACAGGCATTCGGGTAGGAGAATTAGTCAAGCTTAATATCAGGGATGTGGACTTTGAAAATAGAGAGTGTGTTGTGATAGGAAAAGGTAATAGGCAACGAAAAGTATACTTTGATGCTAGAACTAAAATACATCTTCAGAGATATCTATCAGAGCGTGAAGATAATAATGAAGCACTATTTGTATCATTATTAAAACCTTATGATCGATTGCAGATTAGCGGAGTTGAGATTCGTTTAAGAAAAATAGGACGAGAACTAAACTTTTCTAAGGTGCACCCACATAAGTTTCGCAGAACGCTGGCAACACTGGCAATAGACAAAGGAATGCCGATTGAGCAGGTTCAACAGCTTCTTGGCCATCAAAGTATAGATACTACTCTTCAGTATGCAATGGTGAATCAGGAAAATGTTAAAAACTCCTTTAAAAAGTTCATTGGTTAATTTCAAATCTCAATTTATCGAGATGTTTGGCAATCCAAATAAGATAACCAACTCATCTCGTTTAGAAGAAGCATTTGAAATTAGAAATGATTTAAGGAAACCTTTGAATGATGCTGTTCGCTCAAAAATGCATACAGGAGAGTTGTATCCATACTACGGTGCGAATGGCCAGGTGGATAGTATAAATGAGTATCTAATGGACTGCACAGCACTTTGTTTAGCAGAAGATTGCGGAGCATACGGTGCAGGAGAGTCAACCTCTTATATCATTAAGGGAAAATCTTGGGTAAACAACCATGCACATGTATTAATACCGCTTGACTGTTGTGATATAGAATTTGCTAATACATATTTCAAAATACTAGATATGACAAAATTTGTGACTGGAACGACACGGCTGAAACTGACTCAAGGTAAGATGAAGGAAATACCGTTTTTGCTGCCACCATTAAGTGATCAGAAGAAATTTGCAGCCTTTGTCCGACAGAGCGATAAATCAAAATTTGTAAGTGATACAGAGGTACGAGATTTTAGACTCTTGAGCAACTTGATTCGCAATTATAACAATATGAATGTCAAAGATGGAAATTAAACTTAATGATAGGAGGGAATATTTATGTTTAACGAAGACAATACAATTGAAAAAATGGTGATCTCAACACTAACCAAAAACGGGTGGAATTTTATCTCAGCTGATGATTTACCACGGGACTTTTCGGATGTGATGGTGGAACCGATGGTTAAAGAAGCGCTAATTCGTTTGAATCCTGAAATAGCGGAAGAACCATCTCGTGCTGATGAAGTCATTTATAAATTACGTGCAATTATACTTTCAGTGCAGCATCATAACCTAATAACTCAAAACGAACTTTTTCAAAGAATGATTTTTGAAGAAAATTCATATCCTTTTGGCAAAAATGGTCGAATGATACCGATCCGTTTTTTTGGCACAATGAAAAAAGAAGATTTAGTGCTTAATGAATATGTCGTTACTAATCAATGGATTTATCCTCAGGCCGAAGGTGGAAAGAGACTTGATATTGTTTTGCTGGTTAATGGTTTCCCAATTTCAATCGGAGAATTAAAGACCCCGGTGCGCAATGCTATAACCTGGTTAGACGCTGCGAGTGATATTTCATCGTATGAAAAGAGTATTCCTCAGATGTTTGTAACTAATGTATTTAATTTTGCTACTGAGGGTAGATGCTATCGCTATGGTTCGGTTGGCATGCCAGTTAATATGTGGGGCCCATGGCATACTCCTGACCATAAGTCAGAGGGTAGCCTCGCTGATGTTAAAGTTAGCATAGCTGATATGATTACTCCTGAGAAGGTTATGGATATTTTTCAGTTTTTCACTCTCTTTGCTACAGATAAGAAACATGTTAAATACAAAATAATTTGCCGTTACCAGCAGTATGAAGGTGCTAACCTTATTGTACAACGTGTTATTGCGGGCTATCCAAAGCAAGGTCTTATCTGGCACTTTCAGGGTTCTGGTAAATCGTTGCTAATGGTATTTGCAGCACAAAAAATTCGCATGATCCCCGAACTTAAGAATCCTACTGTAGTAATAGTTGATGATCGACTTGATCTTGAAACTCAGATAACTGCAACATTTAATGCTTCGGATATTCCAAATCTAGTATCACTTGCAACTAAGGAAGAGGTTGAAAACTTTTTTAAGCAAGATATTCGTAAAATTGCAATAACGACCATTTTCCGATTTGGTGATGTCGAAGATGTTCTTAATCATAGAGATAACGTAATCATCATGGTTGATGAAGCACATAGAACTCAAGAAGGTGACCTCGGTGAAAGGATGCGTGCAGCACTTCCAAATGCTTTCTTCTTTGGACTTACCGGCACTCCAATTAATCGTATTGATAAGAATACTTTCCGTACATTTGGTGCAACGGAAGATAAGAGTGGATATTTGAGTCGATATACTTTCTCGGATTCCATCAGAGACAATGCAACTCTACCCTTGAACTTTGAGCCAGTTCCAGTTGAGCTTCATGTTGATAAGGATAAAATAGATACAGAATTTGATGCTTTAACTGAGACGCTCTCAGATGCAGATCGAGCTGAGCTTTCAAAACGTGTAAACATGAAAGCCATCATGTATGATCCAAAACGTATACGAAAGGTTTGCGAACACATTGTAAAACATTATAAAGAAAAAATAGAGCCTAACGGGTATAAAGGACAGATTGTTGTATACGACCGTGAATGCTGTCTTAAGTACAAGGAAGAGCTAGATAAGCTACTCCCTCCTGAAGCAACAACGATCGTAATGGATACCAATAACGATAAGGAAGATCGATATAGAAAATTTCGTCGCAGTCGTGATGAAGAAGCAAGAGTTCTTGATCAGTTCCGTGATAAGAGTAACCCTCTTAAGTTAGTTATTGTTACATCAAAGCTATTAACGGGTTTTGACGCTCCAATTCTTCAAGCAATGTATTTAGATAAGCCAATGAAGGACCATAACCTTCTGCAAGCCATCTGCCGTACCAACCGTACTTTTGATGAAGGTAAAACCCATGGATTAATTGTAGACTACATTGGTATTTTTGATAATGTAGCTAAGGCGTTGGACTTTGATGAAGCTAGCATGAAAAAAGTTATCACAAATATTGAAGAAGTCAAGAAGCAGGTTCCTGCACTTCTCAGAAAATGCCTAAGTTACTTTATGGGCGTTGACCGTACCGTAGTAGGTTGGGAAGGTTTACTTGCAGCTCAGGAGTGTATTCCAACAAATAAAGATAAAGATGCATTTGCTGCAGATTATCATGTTCTAAATAGAGCATGGGATGCTCTGTCCCCTGATCCATTTCTTGATAAGTACAAGTTTGACTATGTATGGCTAACAAAAGTCTACGAGTCAGTGAAACCCACGGATAATCGCGGTGCTCTCGTTTGGGCTGCTCTTGGCGCCAAAACAATGGAATTAGTTCACTCTAATATCGAAGTTGGCAGGGTTCATGATGATATGGATATTTTAACGCTTGATGCGGATCTAATTGACGAATTTATTCGTAAGCAGAAAGATGTTAAAAAGACAACTATGAAGGTAGAAATAGACTTAGTTGCCAAAATTCGCGAACATTCTAACGATCCAAAGTTTATTAAGCTGGGAGAGAAGCTCGAAGAGCTTCGTGAACGTCACGAACAAGGGTTAATTAATAGTATTGAGTTCTTGAAGCTCCTACTTGAACTTGCAAAAGAAGCTGCTCAAGCAGAAAAGGAAGTTGTCCCGGAAGAAGAAATTGATCGTGGGAAAGCAGCACTCACAGAACTCTTTAAAGGTGCTAAGAACGACAAAACACCCATCATTGTTGAACGCATTGTTGCTGATATTGATGACATTGTAAAGATTGTACGATTCGATGGATGGCAAAGAACAACTACTGGAAAAAATGAAGTGAAAAAGGCACTTCGTAGTGTTATCTGGATTAAATACAAGATTAAAGACAAAGAAGTTTTCGATAAAGCTTATAGCTACATCGAGCAATATTATTAGTAGGAGGTCTGCCTATGAAACAATATGCATCGTTTGAAAAGTATCTTGAAGACAAATATTATAATGATATTCACCGCGCTATCACCGGCCTCATATTTAAAAGAGGCCGGAATAACGGGTTTTATTCTTATACAGTTTTAGATCCTTCTTACTTTCAGGTAGAGGATATACATATAAAAACTGTCTCTTTCCACTCTACAGATGGAAGCAGGATTATTTTCAATGCAGCAGTTGAGGCAGATGTTATCCTAAAAGGAATGGGAAAGAGAGATTATGATGCTGATATAAAAAACCCTTGGTACACGGTCTCTTTTACTGGTTATTTAAGTGATGGTCTTAATATGGTTACCATTACGGATGTTGATGACTATTTCGCCGATAAGTTTGATAAGAATACAACATTATCAAAATATTTGATTCCTTACCTTTATTCAGAGGACTTAGAACAGGAAGCGGAAAAATTCCTTTACAAATACTGTAGACAAGCGCTAAATGAACCTATGCCTATTCCCCTCGATGAACTCATGTTTAATATGGGACTAGTGCTTTATGAGGCCCCGCTCCCAGATAATATATTTGGCAAAACTTATTTTGCAGAATCAACAGTTGATATATTCAACGAGGAATATGAAGTAGTAAAACAGACCGTTGAGCCAGGAACAATCCTTTTAAATCCGAACATTTTCTTCATGCGGAATATAGGATCTCGTAATAATACAGTTGTACATGAATGTGTGCATTGGGACCGTCATGATAAGTTTTTTGAAATGCAGAAGTTGTTAAATAGTGATCTGACTTCTTTAACATGTGAGATTACTGAGCAAAGAGGGCTTAAGAATAATGGGATTGAAGGTGCGCTTCAGTGGATGGAATGGCAAGCTAATGCTTTGACTCCTCGCATTCTACTACCTGCAAACACGACAAGACAAAAACTAAAAGAAATATTGCTACGTCTACATATTGAAAATTCAGAGAGATCTGATTCAGATATTATGGAAGAGGCAATCGAAGAGTTGGCAGATTTTTTTGCAGTTTCAAAGTTTGCAGCAAAACTCCGCGCCATCGAACTTGGCTTTTCGCAGGCACAAGGGGTTTGGAATTATCTAAACGGCACCTATTTACCTAGTTTTTCATTTAAGGCAACTGCTCTCAATAAGGATGAAAGTTATATCATCGATATAAGAAATGCCTGTTATGAGGCAAGTTTTGATGTCAGCTTTAAAGCTAACCTTGAGAAAGGCGACTTTATTTATGTTGACTATATGTACTGTATCAATGATGAAAAATACGTAGAAAAATCTGCAGATGGGAAATGCACCCTAACATCTTATGCTAGACAGCATGTCGATGAATGTTGTATTAAATTTAAGCAAAAATTTAAAATAACAAAAACACAAGGCGATGCCTATTATACCCAATGTTCCCTTTGCAGAGATATAGATGCATCTTCTTATTGTGAATGTACTTACATTGAAGATGAAGATAATCAAGACGTAGTACAGCGTGCAATAGAATTGAAAAAACTAAAAGAAGAAGGAGAACGCATTACAGGAATATTACGATCACTACCGATGTCTTTTTCAGGGACTCTGGATGCCCATATGAAGCGTCTTAAAAAAGAAGATGGTACAAAGATGACTAATCTTGAGTTAGCGCTTAGAACAGGATTAAGTGATCGATATATTCAAGACCTTCGCAAAGAAGAAAAAAATGTAAGTTATGAAACTGTCTGTGCCATTTGTATTGGGCTTCACCTACATCCCAAATTCAGTAACGATCTCATTAAGAAATCACGCAATGATTATCCATTAACAGAAGAAGGTTACTTTGGTCAATTTCTCATCGAACATCACTATATGGAAACACTAGATTTATGTAATGAAAAGTTAAGAGAAATGGGCTATAAAACGTGGGGCAAGGATTTATAAAATAGTAAAAAATAATTAGACCAAAACCGGAACTCTTACTTCTGGTTTTGATTACGTAATTGCAAGGCTTTATGACCAGTAATGGTTGTAAAGCCTTTTTTTTACGCTCAAAAACCGGAACTCGCAGTTCTGCGAAGGAAATCTTGTTTCAAATTATGATGTTAATAGAAGCTGAAAACTTCTAATAAACCAGTCTCAAAGTCCGAGATGCGCATTAGGACGGCGGGATGCATAGAGAGTTCAGAACACAGTGATAGAGACTGTGTTTGGAATGAAGATGCACCCACCGTAATTTCGTGCGCTCTTTTTTAGGACAAACGAGGTTTGTGGTCATCTTACCCGCAGGCTCTTTTGCATTCCGCCACCCATTACTGGGACGGAAAGGAATGCAAAATGAAAATACGAGTTTTATATGAAGACAACATCAAAAATGGTCACAAGAACTACACCACGATTGAAATTCCAGATGGAGATTACAGCGTCATGCTGGATATCGACTATGAGCAACGTCTTGCAGAAGCAAAACCTGAAAAGAAGGAAGAAGTGAAACGCTGTGAGACTGTCCAGGAAATGTTCGACCTCATGAACAACAAGGAATACAACCATTGGCGTCGCTACCATAGGCATCTTGGTAATCCTAAGACACCTTATCGAAAAGATGATGAAGTTGAAATAGATGTCATGGATACTTTCGCTGATAACTCTCAGGAGATTGAACGCAATCACCAAGATGAGTATGAGTCTGTCTGCTCATGGATACGCACTGCTCTTGGTAAAAAGAAGGATTGGGCAGATATGTTCATTGCAGTACGCATTGACGGTATGTCGATTCGAGAATATGCCAGCTCCATCGGAGTTAATGAAAACAACATTACTCAGAAATTAAAGCGGGCCACAAAGAAATTAGAACAAGAATATAAAAACCGTCAGATTTGACCTTCTCCCAAGGCTACTAGGTAGGAGGTCAAGACCTCCAAAAAAACACAAGGAGGTAATTCGAATGGAATTACAAGTTTACAAAAATGCAGAGTTTGGCTCTGTACGTACTACAACGATTGGCGGGCAACCATATTTTGTTGGCAAGGATGTAGCAAGCATTCTTGGTTATGCAAATACTCGCAAAGCTTTAATTGACCACATTGATGAAGAGGACAAGGATGACGTAACGATTCGTGACGCCATCGGAAGAAATCAAACGATGACTGCTATCAACGAGTCTGGTCTGTACAGTCTCATCCTCTCAAGCAAGATGCCAAATGCTAAAAAGTTCAAACGCTGGGTCACCAATGAAGTCCTTCCTGCTATTCGCAAACACGGACTTTATGCAACAGATGATTTAATCGCAAATCCAGACCTTGCCATTGCAGCTTTTACTGCACTGAAAGAGGAACGAGAAAAGAATAAGGAGCTGATGGCGGCCGTTGCGATTGGTCAGCAGCAGATTGCTGAGATGAAACCCAAGGCTACTTATTATGATGTGGTTCTTAAATGCAGGGATGCAGTAAACATTTCTGTGATTGCCAAAGATTACGGCTGGAGTGCCATGCGCATGAACGACTACCTTCATGAAAAAGGCATTCAGTTTAAGCAAGGTGATATTTGGCTTCTCTATCAAAAGTATGCTCCCAATGGATATACAAAAACCAACACTCACATTTATGAAGATAGCAAAGGTATAAAGCATACGAAAGTGCATACCAAGTGGACACAAAAAGGCAGACTCTTTATCTATGAACAGCTAAAGGCGGATGGTATTTATCCGCAGATTGAGATGGAGGTGTGATATGGGAATCAATAAATTCAATGCAGAGGGGTATCATGACCCAACTCCCCATAAAGCACTTAGCAATATCACTCGTGAGGAAAAGGCAGCAGCAAAAGCTGCCTTTAAGCCCCTTGTCTATATTTGCTCTCCATTTAGTGGCGATATTGAAAACAACAATAAGCGCACACGAGCATTTTGCCGTTTTGCTTTAGATAAGGGCAATATCCCGCTTGCTCCTCACCTTCTATTTCCACAGTTCATGGATGATAACAATGAACAGGAACGTGATCTCGCTATTTTCATGGATATTATCCTGATGGGCAAATGTCAAGAGGTCTGGGTTCTAGGTGATGTGATTTCAAGAGGTATGAGTATTGAAATTGAAAAAGCAAAGAAGCGCAGACAGCCGGTTAGATACTTTAATAAAGATTTTGAGGAGGTAGAGTCTCTATGAAGATAGCATACGGTAACAGCCGAATGGATAAGAAATGGAAAAACACAGACATCAGCTGGGAGGACTTCTGCTCCCGAGTTAAGACCACGCAGCGTACCACTGAAACCGTAGAAGAATATCGAAAAATGAGAAAAGGTGGTCAGGATTCCATTAAAGATGTCGGGGGTTTTGTCGGCGGTCACTTAAAAGATGGTAGACGCAAAAAAGGGAATGTTCTATCACGCTCCATGCTCACCCTTGATATGGATTATGGCACAAGTACTATCTGGGAAGAAATCTCTACCTTCTTCCCTTATCAGTGTTGTATCTATTCTACTCATAAGCATACTCCAGAAAATCCAAGACTAAGGCTGATCATTCCTCTCTTCCGTGATGTGGGTGAGGAAGAGTATGCAGCCGTAAGTCGTATGGTCGCAAAAGAAATCGGCATCGACCTTTTTGATGATACGACCTATGAACCTGAACGATTAATGTATTGGCCGTCTACTTCTAGAAATGGCATTTTTGTGTATGAGGAAAAAGATGGTTCTCTCCTTGATCCTGATGTATTTCTAAATAAATACGATGATTGGCGAGACACCAGTACTTGGCCGGTATCCTCTAGGCAATCAGAAGTCATTGATCGCTCATTAAAAGAACAAGCCGATCCGCTTTCTAAGGAAGGCGTCATCGGTACTTTTTGCCGCACCTACTCAGTAAGCAGTGCAATCGATATGTTCTTAAAGGATATATACGAGCCTTCAGCAATGACTGGTCGTTATGATTATATTCCTGCAGATTCCAGTGCCGGGGTCATCCTCTATGATGATAAGTTTGCCTATTCCCACCACGCAACAGATCCTGCAAGTGGGAGACTTCTTAATGCTTTCGATCTTGTTCGTATTCATAAGTTTGGTCATTTAGATGATCGAGCGACAGAAAACACACCTCCAAGCAAACTACCATCCTTTATCAACATGTGTGAATTTGCTATTCAAGATGATGAAGTAAAGGCACAGTTTACGAAAGAGCGGATGGAGCAGGCCACAATTGATTTTACGGAGGACAACTGGCAGACAGCGCTTGAACTGGATAAGCAAGGAAAGATTAAGGACACCTTGGATAATATCGTTCTCATCATCCGTAACGATTCAGAACTAGAATCTATTGCTTTTAATAAGCACCGTGATGGAATCGATGCAAGAGACGGACTACCTTGGGAGCAAATGAAGGGCGGCTGGAATGATTCAGATAATGCAGCCCTTAAAGTTTATCTGTCTAATAAATATGGCATCTACTCCCCAACCAAAACAAAGGATGCCATATTAGCAGTCGCAGCAGAGCGATCCTATCATCCTATAAAAGAATACCTGGATCATCTACCAGAGTGGGATGGAACCGATCGCGTTGAGACCTTACTGATTGATTATTTTAATGCAACAGATAATTCCTATACCAGAGCCGTTACTAGAAAAATGATGGTGGCAGCAGTCGCTAGAATTGTTCATCCTGGTACGAAATTCGACAGCGTTTTAATTCTGAATGGACCACAAGGCATCGGTAAGTCTACCTTCTTTGCAAAACTTGCAGGTGATTGGTTTTCCGATAGTTTAACCCTCACCGATATGAAAGACAAAGCAGGCCCTGAAAAACTTCAAGGATACTGGATCTTAGAACTGGGCGAACTAGCTGGCATGCGAAAAACCGATGTGGAGGTTGTGAAATCCTTTATTTCAAGATCCGATGATAAATACCGTGCCAGTTATGGGGTGAATGTTGAAAGCCATCCTCGTCAATGTATCATTGTCGGATCTACCAATGCAGAGAGTGGATTTTTGCGAGATATCACGGGTAACCGAAGATTCTGGCCAGTGCGTATTAGTGGTGACGGTAAAAGAAAAGCATGGCAGATGTCCGTATACGATGTAGAGCAGATTTGGGCAGAAACTTTGGTGCTTTATGCCAAAGGTGAAAAGCTCTATTTAGAGGGCAGTGATGTAGAGTTGGCAACGAATGAGCAGGCAGATGCCATGGAGAGTGATGAGCGAGAAGGGCTTGTTCGCACTTACCTCGATACACTTTTACCCGACGACTGGAATGCCCTGTCCTTATACGAGCGAAGAAACTACCTAAACGGTAGTGAATTTGGTGGGGAATCCCGTGTTGGCACGGTAGAACGCACCCTTGTTTGTAATATGGAAATTTGGTGTGAATGCTTTGGGAGGGATGCCTCCGCCATGAAACCTGCAGACTCCTATGCCATTGCAGGCATTATGAAAAAGATTAATGGGTGGAACAAGTACCAAGGGAACAAGAACGGAACAAGTAATTTTCCCATTTACGGTAGACAACGTTGTTACGAGAAAAATGAGTAAGGTCGTTCCTTGTTCTTTAGTTGTTCCTTACGCTTGTTCTCTTAAAAACCCAGTCATTACCGATGTTTAGGCTTTACTGGAATGAGTGGAACAAGAGTTTTACTACTTAGTAATAAATTAATAAATAGTAGTAGTAAAGCATCGTGAGCGTGTGTATGCGCGCGTATAGGAAAAAACGTTAAAAGTTGTGCTTGTTGTTCCTGATGAATTGTTGGAGGTCATTTATGCAAGAAAAATATATAGAACAAAAACTGGTAGCGACAGTAAAAAGCATGGGAGGTATGGCTCCGAAATTTGTAAGTCCTGGAATAGATGGAATGCCTGACCGCATTGTGTTACTTCCCATGGGTAGAATCGCCTTTGTTGAATGTAAGGCAACAGGGAAAAAGATGCGTCCTTTACAGAAAAAAAGAAAGAAACAACTAGAGGCATTAGGCTTTCTGGTTTATTGCCTGGATGATGTAAAACAGATTGGAGGGATACTTAGTGAAATACAAGCCACATGAATACCAAAGCTATGCCACTGAATTCATTTTATCCCATCCCATATCTGCAGTATTTCTTGAAATGGGTTTAGGTAAAAGTGTGATTACCTTATCCGCCATATTTGATCTGTGTTTGGATAGTTTCCTCGTTTGCAAGGTGTTAGTGATTGCGCCTTTAAGAGTAGCAAGAGACACATGGCCAGCAGAAATCAATAAGTGGGATCATTTAAAAGGACTCTCTTACTCGGTGGCAGTGGGAACGGAAAAAGAAAGAATCGATGCTCTCAAAAAACAATCCACACTATATATCATCAACCGTGAGAACGTGGATTGGTTGGTTCACAAAAGTGGTATTCCCTTTCAATTTGATATGGTGGTCATTGATGAATTGTCATCCTTTAAGTCTTATGGAGCAAAACGGTTTAAAAGTCTACTCAAAGTAAGACCCTCTGTAAAAAGAATAGTCGGTCTTACCGGAACTCCTTCTAGTAATGGATTGATGGATTTATGGGCAGAGTTTCGCATTCTTGATTTGGGTCAAAGGCTTGGACGCTACATTAGCCATTACCGAAATACCTACTTTACACCAGATAAGAGAAATGCCCAGATTATATTTTCTTATAAACCACTACCCGGCGCTGAAGAGGAAATCTACAAACAAATATCAGACATCACCATTTCTATGAAATCTACCGATTATCTCACCATGCCTGAATATGTCAGCAATGAAGTTTTTGTCACTTTAAGTGAAAAAGAATGGAAAGTCTATTCAGATTTCAAGGAAGACATGGTGGCTAACTTAGGTGATGAAGAAATTGATGCGGTTAATGCGGCAGTTCTTTCTGGAAAACTGCTACAGATGGCAAATGGTGCAGTATACGATAGCGAGAATAAGGCTCATGTGATTCATGACAAAAAGCTAGATGCCTTGGAAGATTTAATCGAAGGAGCAAATGGAAAACCGGTCCTTGTTGCTTATTGGTATAAGCATGATTTAGAGCGGATTAAAGAGCGATTTCCGGTAAGGCAAATTCAGTCATCAAAGGATATTGAGGATTGGAATGATGGAAAGATACCCATTGCTGTTATTCATCCAGCCAGTGCAGGTCATGGTCTTAATCTTCAAAGCGGTGGTTCAACGCTTATCTGGTTTGGTCTGACCTGGTCACTAGAGCTGTATCAACAAACTAATGCAAGACTTTATAGGCAGGGTCAAAAGGATACAGTTATTGTTCACCACATCATCACCAAAAACACCATCGATGAAGACGTACTGCTTGCACTCACAAAAAAGGAGAAAACTCAAGATACCTTAATTGATGCGGTAAAGGCGAATTTAGAGGTGATGCGATGACAGAACCTTATCAAGATTTAGCCAATGCCATTATTTTGATGGCTGTTAAGGATTATAGAGATGCCTTAAAGAAACTAAAAAAACGGCCTAAATATGGACCGGCACAAGATATAAAAAACGAGGTGGAGAGGTTCTTCCGCTCTGATTGGTATAGAGAACTTACCTCTGTTGATGGGAATGTCCTAATCAAAAAGCTACAAGCGGAGGTGAGCGAGTAATGAAAGCAAAAGAATATTTACATCAAGCCTATAGGCTAGATAAACGAATCCAATCCAACATTGAGGAAATGGAAAGGCTAAGGGAGCTATCGACCAGTGTTTCCTCCCCTAGTTGGGGTGAGAGAATACAAAAGGGGCGGCATACCGATGCTTTGTTTGTCAGATACCTAGAGCGAATTGAAGAACTTCAAATCAAGATTAATGATGAGGTAGATCATCTTGTAGCACTGAAAGCAGAGATTCGAGATGTGATTAATAAAGTAACGGATATCGATGAACGCATGGTGTTACGTTACCGTTATGTTCATAACTTTACTTGGGAGCAAATCGGTGATGAGCTGAACGCTGATAAGAGTACCATTCGCAGATGGCATGGCAATGCCTTAAATCATGTGGTCGTACCTGAAAATCCAATTGTTATTCAAATGTTGAACAGCAATGAGCACTTTTGAGCAGAGATAAGCACCTCATCTTTATGTTACATTATAATCAGCAAGATAGAATACTTACCAAGCCTTGTGGGATGCGCCCTGCAGGGCTTTTTCTATGCCCAGAAAGCGAGGTGATATGATGCCAAGAAAACCAAAACGACCATGCAGTACACCAGGCTGTCCCAACTTAACCGATGGCCAGTACTGTGAAGACCATCGAGTAGAAGAGCGTAGGCGCTATGACAAATACCAACGGTCAAGCGATGTTAATAAGAAATACGGCAGAGCCTGGAAAAGAATCCGTGACCGCTATGTACGAGAACATCCCCTGTGTGAAATGTGTAAAGAGGACGGAAGACTAACTCCCACCGATGAAGTGCATCACGTCCTCCCTGTATCTCATGGTGGTACACACGATAGAAGTAATTTGATGTCCTTGTGTAAATCCTGTCACAACAAGATTCATTTAGAAATCGGTGATCGACAGATTCGCAACTGAGCCAAGGGGGAGGTCAAATCTCTAGACCTCTTATGGCGGACAACGGCCTGGGGCTTCGCGTGTAAAAATCAGAAATCAAAGGGGGTATTAAAGACTTTTAGGAAAGTGGGGTGAAAAACATGGCGAAAGACGGTACAGCAAGAGGCGGTCAGCGTGTTGGCGCAGGAAGAAAATCAAAGGCTCTAACCGACAAAATTACTGACGGCAGATTAAATGGAGCCATGATACTGCCAGAGCCAACAGAAATAGAAGGTGCAGATGTGCCGGCTGTAAAGGATTATTTAAAGGCTACTCAGAAAAATGGCAAAGATCTCTGTGCAGAAGATATTTATATCGAAACTTACAAGTGGCTGAAAGATCGTGGCTGCGAAATGTTAGTAAACAACCAGCTAATCGAGCAGTATGCCATGAGTGTTTCTCGTTGGATTCAGTGTGAAGAGTGTATTTCAGAATATGGCTTTCTAGCCAAGCATCCAACCACTTCAGCTGCCATCGCATCACCTTATGTTGCGATGAGTCGTGAATACATGAAACAGGTCAATCAATGTTGGTATCAGATTTACCAAATTGTAAAAGAAAACTGCTCTGTGGAGTTCGGTGGCAGAAGTCCACAAGACGATTTGATGGAGTGGTTATTATCTGCTCGGAAAGGAAAATAAAATGAAAAAATATAGAACGTGTGAAAGTGTATGTAAAGGTCATCCCGATAAATTATGTGACCTAATTTCAGATAGCATTTTAGATGCGTGTTTAAGAAAAGATAAATCCTCTCGTGTTGCTTGCGAGGTGATGGCAACCAAAGGACACATCATTGTTGCCGGTGAGATTACCTGCTCAAAGAGAATTGATATCAGAGGTGTTGTCCGCCGTGTTCTGACGGATGTTGGTTACAATCCCAGAAAGTTTTTAGTCTTTGTCTACGTCCATCAGCAAAGTAAAGATATCGCAGGTGGTGTGGATAGGGCCTTGGAATCTCGTGAGGGTGATACGTCATGGTATTCCATGTTAGGGGCGGGTGACCAAGGCACCGTTTATGGCTATGCCACCAATGAAACCAGTGAAAAACTACCTCTCCCCTTAGTCTTATCCCACGCCATTTGCGAAAAGCTAGATAAGGTGATGAAAAATGGTGTCATTAAAGATATTGGCCCAGATGGTAAGGCTCAAGTGACCGTTGAATATGAAGGTGACAAACCAAAACGAATTAAGACCATCGTTGTCTCCGTTCAACACAGTGCAGATAAAGATTTAGATGTTTTAAGAAATGAAGTCATTGCTCAGGTGCTGTGGCCTGTCTTTGAAAAATATCCATTTGACGATGAAACTGAGATCCTTATTAATCCAAGTGGACGATTTGTTGAAGGAGGACCAGCAGCAGATACAGGGCTTACGGGAAGAAAAATCATGGTTGATACCTATGGTGGACTCGCCGCTCATGGTGGCGGTGCGTTTTCAGGCAAAGACCCGACAAAAGTGGACCGCAGTGGTGCTTATATGGCTAGGGCGATTGCAAAGAATATTGTTCGATGTGGCTTTGCTAAGCGATGTCAGGTTGCGATTTCCTATGCTATTGGAAAAGCAGATCCGGTTGCTCTTGAGATTGATACCTTTGGAACAGGCACGGTGGAAGAAAGGATCCTTTGTCGTGCAGTGCTAGATGTATTCAATCTAAGACCTGCAGCCATTATCGAAAAGCTAAAGCTGACGGATGTTATTTATGAAGATACAGCTACTTACGGTCATTTCAGATATGGCTTAAGCACGTGGGAATTTTTGGATTGCTATACAGAACTAAGGGAGGCGGTAAACAAATATGTTGATTGAAAAGAAGAACACAAAAGACCTCATCCCTGCAACATACAATCCTCGTAAAGATTTGAAACCAGGAGATGCAGAATATGATAAATTAAAACGCTCCATTGAACAATTTGGTTATGTAGAGCCGGTTATCTGGAATAAGGTGACCGGCCATGTTGTTGGTGGGCATCAAAGACTGAAGGTTCTCATCGATATGGGCATCACAGAAGTTGAATGTGTCATCATCGAGATGGACGAAGAGAAAGAAAAAGCACTTAACATCGCACTCAATAAAATCAGCGGTGATTGGGACAAGGATAAATTGGCTCTTCTAATTTCAGATTTACAAGGTGTAGATTTTGATGTTTCCCTAACTGGATTTGACCCTAAAGAACTGGATGACTTATTTAAAGACACGCTGAAAGAGGGGATCCACGATGATGACTTTGATGTGGAGACAGAACTAAAAAAGCCTGCCATCAGCAAGCTTGGTGACATCTGGACACTTGGCAGACACAGGCTTATCTGTGGTGACTCCACCAAAAAAGAAACCTATGATGTGCTGATGAATAAAAAGAAGGCAAACTTGTGTGTAACAGATCCTCCCTACAATGTGAATTATGAAGGTGCTGCAGGGAAAATCAAAAATGACCATATGGCAAATGATGCCTTCTACCAGTTCCTCTTAGATGCTTTTATCAACATCGAAGAAGTTCTAGCAGACGATGCTTCCATTTATGTATTCCATGCCGACACCGAAGGGTTTAACTTTAGAAAAGCCTTCTCGGATGCCGGTTTTTATTTGTCTGGCTGTTGCATATGGAAAAAGGACTCCCTTGTACTGGGGCGTTCTCCGTATCAATGGCAGCACGAACCTGTGCTGTTTGGCTGGAAAAAGAAAGGCAAGCATCAGTGGTATACGGGCAGGAAAGAAACCACCATCTGGGAATTTGATAAGCCGAAGAGAAATGGCGACCATCCTACGATGAAACCTATCCCTCTGCTCGCCTATCCGATTTTGAACTCCTCGATGACTAACACCATTGTGCTAGATCCTTTTGGCGGCAGTGGTAGTACCCTAATTGCCTGTGAGCAATCAGAACGCATCTGCTACACCGCGGAACTAGATGAGAAGTTTTGTGATGTCATTATTAAACGCTACATTGAGCAGGTTGGAACTTCCAAAGAAGTCAGTGTTCAAAGAGACGGGTTTAGCTATGGTTTTGATGAGTTGGAATTAGCTGCGGATGAGTAGTCGGCACTGTTTAGTTAACACAATTAGAGGGTAATACTTAGGACTTCTTTCTACACTAAATAATCGAGAAAAAGCTTGCTATATCAGTACTTTAGAGTGATATATGTACATACCAAAACAAAGGAGGTTTTGTACATGGTCATTAAATATAACGTAACAGGAACAGACCGAAAAAGGCTAGTCACAGCACTGAGCAAGCTTACAGGTGTGAAAGCAAAGTATCTAGGAATGCCTAGCATGGCTTATGAGGTGGGGGATTTTATCATCGACAAGAATGGAACACTTGAACTGACTGGCAAGGCAGAAGGCGAAGAAATCGAAAGTGTGGCCGAGCATTTATTAAGTGAGGGCTTTACCCCAATGGAAGAAACTAAGGCCACAGAGGGCGCACAAACGGCGGATAGCGGAACATTTGGTCTTTGTATCTCCATGCCAAGAAATAGCTTTACTGATACAGCATTAGAAAACGTAAAAGCAATCATTCAGGTAAAAGGCGAACTGATTCGTCACGCTTTGCGGCTAGACGATTTACCAATTAAGATTTCAGAAGAGGAAGTCTCATTTCCTTGGTTTGAAGAAATGCCTACACCAGAAGAGGTACAAGCGTATACCCACTTTATTTCAGCTCTTTGTGAGATGGCAAGGAATCAAAAACGCATCACGGTAAAAGAAAAGGAAACTCCGAATGAGAAATATGCATTCCGATGCTTTTTACTGCGTCTGGGCTTTATTGGAAAAGAATATAAGGAAGAACGAAAAATACTGCTTAGAAACCTAACAGGTTCATCGGCATTTAAAGGAGGAGCTAAAAATGAGGATAATCAGTAAAGAAAGACTACATCATCTTCGTAAAAAGTATCCTGTTGGATGCCGTGTAGAACTATTAAGGATGGATGATATACAAGCACCAGTGATTGGAACAAAAGGAACAGTAATAGGTGTAGATGATATCGGTTCAATCATGGTGTCTTGGGACACCGGGTCTAGTTTATCCGTTGTTTACGGAGAAGACCTTTGCAGGAGGATTGACGATGACAAGTAAGATAAAAGAGCAGATTATTGCCATTCGAGATACAGGCCTTACTAATATGTTTGATGTGAACGCAGTCCAAAGAATCGCAGATGAAATGGAATTTTATGAGCTGGTCATTTTTCTTGAAGAAGAAAAAGCCAAGTATGTGAAGTTCATTTTATACGGTAATGGAGAATGAAACATGTGGAAAAAGGGTAGCATCAAAGTTCAGGACAGCATCATCCGCTATTGGATAAAATGCTATGAAAGAGGTTCAAAATTCGGAATTAACGAAGGCCGCATCTCTAAGCTCATGCTTAAGTGTGACGGTGAGATTGTCGCAAATTATGACCGAGGGTGGGACATGAAACCCGCTGATGAAGAGACAAAATTTGCACTTAGCTTACTGCTAAAAGAATATAACTAACGATTACTAGAGGACAGTGCCATAATTGGCTCTGTTTCTCGTAGGAAATAGAGTAATGAGACTTGTTTAATACAGGTCTATTTTTATGCTCATTTTGAAGGGAGGTGACCGCAATTAGAAAGCTGAAGAAATATAAACCGACACCTTTTATGGCAAAGGACTCTATCTACGATAAAGATGCTGCAGATTATGCGGTCAACTTTATTGAGTGTTTAAGTCATACCAAGGGGAAATGGTCTGGAAAACCATTTGAACTGATTGATTGGCAAGAACAAATTATCAGAGATCTCTTTGGAACACTGAAACCAGATGGCTATCGGCAGTTTAATACAGCCTATATTGAGATTCCTAAGAAAATGGGGAAATCTGAATTAGCGGCAGCTGTCGCATTACTGCTTACCTGTGGTGATGGCGAAGAAAGAGCCGAGGTTTATGGATGCGCTGCAGACAGGCAACAGGCATCCATTGTTTTTGAGGTGGCTGCTGATATGGTACGTATGAGTCCGGCTCTAAGTAAACGAGTCAAAATCTTATCGGCAACAAAACGAATCGTTTTTCAACCGACTAATAGTTTTTATCAAGTGCTTTCAGCAGAGGCCTATTCAAAGCATGGCTTTAATATTCATGGTGTTGTTTTTGATGAGTTGCATACGCAGCCCAACAGAAAACTCTTTGATGTCATGACCAAAGGTTCTGGTGATGCCAGAACACAGCCCCTATATTTTCTTATCACCACGGCAGGATCTGATACAAAATCAATCTGCTATGAAACCCATCAGAAAGCCAAAGACCTCATGGAGAAAAGAAAAATTGACCCTACTTTTTATCCGGTTATTTATGGAGCAGATGAGTCCGATGATTGGACAGATCCGAAGGTGTGGAAAAAAGCTAATCCAAGCCTTGGCATAACGGTAGGGATCGATAAGGTAAAAGCCGCTTGTGAATCAGCCAAGCAAAACCCTGCAGAAGAGAATGCCTTTAGACAGTTACGACTTAATCAGTGGGTCAAACAAGCTGTTCGATGGATGCCAATGGATAGATGGGATAAATGCGCCTTTGCTGTAAATGAAGAGGATTTGCTTGGCAGAGTATGTTATGGCGGACTAGACCTTTCTAGTTCCATTGATATTACTGCCTTTGTATTGGTTTTTCCTCCTGTTGATGAAGATGATAAATACATCATTCTTCCCTACTTTTGGTTACCAGAAGAAACGCTCAGTAGCAGGGTCAATCGTGACCATGTTCCCTATGATGTCTGGGAAAAGCAAGGACAGCTTAAAACAACGGAAGGCAATGTGGTCCATTATGGTTTTATTGAGAAGTTCATCGAAGAACTTGGCGAAAAGTACAATATTCGTGAGATTGCCTTTGACCGTTGGGGAGCCGTACAAATGGTTCAAAACCTCGAAGGTATGGGTTTTACTGTTGTTCCCTTTGGTCAGGGCTTTAAGGATATGAGTCCACCGACCAAGGAACTGATGAAACTCACGCTAGAAGAAAAGGTCGCTCATGGCGGGCATCCGGTACTTCGTTGGATGATGGATAACATTTTTGTTCGAACGGACCCGGCAGGCAACATCAAGCCGGACAAGGAAAAATCATCAGAAAAGATTGATGGTGCAGTGGCAACGATTATGGCTCTTGATCGAGCGATTCGTTGTGGAAATGATACGAGTGCTTCGGTTTATGACAACCGAGGCATTCTCTTTATATGAGGGAGGTGATTGGTTTTGGGATTTTTATCATCCATTTTTAAAGCAAGAGATAAGCCTACTGACAGAGCTGTGAGTTCAAACTATACATTTTTAATGGGTTCAACCACAGCAGGTAAAACAGTGACCGAACGGTCGGCACTTCAAATGACGGCTGTATACTCTTGTGTTCGAATTTTAGCTGAAGCAGTAGCAGGGCTTCCTCTGCACCTTTATCGTTATACAGATGATGGTGGCAAGGAAAAAGCAATTGATCACTCCTTGTATCGACTTTTGCACGATGAACCAAATGCTGAGATGAGTTCTTTTGTGTTTAGAGAAACACTGATGACTCATCTTTTATTATGGGGGAATTGTTATGCGCAGATTATTCGTAATGGAAAAGGCGAAGTTGTCGCGCTCTACCCGTTGATGCCAAATAGGATGTCAGTCCATCGAGACGAGAGTGGGCAGCTCTATTACTTATATACCAGAGGTGCAGATGATGTGAACAGTACAAAGGGTATGACAGTAAAACTTAGTACCTCCGATGTACTTCATATTCCTGGACTCGGGTTTGATGGACTGGTTGGCTACTCCCCGATTGCGATGGCTAAAAATGCGATTGGTCTTGCCATAGCAACAGAGGAATATGGAGCTAAGTTCTTTGCTAACGGTGCGGCTCCAAGTGGTGTCCTTGAACATCCAGGAACGATTAAAGAACCTGGGAAAGTCAGAGAGGCTTGGCAGTCACAATTTGGTGGCAGTTCCAATTCCAATAAAATAGCCGTGCTTGAAGAAGGGATGAAATATACACCGATTTCTATCTCACCAGAACAAGCACAATTCCTTGAAACAAGGAAATTTCAAATCAATGAAATTGCTCGAATTTTTAGAGTCCCTCCCCACATGGTAGGTGACCTTGAAAAATCGAGCTTTTCTAATATTGAGCAACAATCCCTTGAGTTTGTGAAATACACATTAGACCCGTGGGTAGTGCGTTGGGAGCAAACCCTAGCCCGCACCCTTTTTACACCGGAGGAAAAGAAAAAATACTTCTTTAGATTCAATGTAGAAGGCCTACTGAGAGGGGATTATGTCAGTCGTATGAGCGGATATGCCACAGCAAGGCAGAACGGTTGGATGAGTGCAAATGATATTAGGGAACTTGAAAACCTAGACCGTATCCCTTCAGAGGATGGCGGTGACATGTACCTTGTAAACGGCAATATGCTCCCTCTTACAAAGGCAGGTGCATTCGCAAATATAAACGAGGATGGAAAGGAGGAAGACTTGGATGAAGAACAAGATATTTTGGCGATGGAAGAACCAAGCAAGCGAACAAGAAGAACGAGTTCTTGAGCTTTACGGAACAATAGCCGAAGAAAGCTGGTTTGATGATGATGTGACCCCGCAGATGTTTAGAAATGAACTCTTTAGCGGGAAAGGACCCATTACCTTATGGATTAACTCACCGGGTGGAGATTGCATTGCCGCAAGTCAGATTTATACCATGTTGATGGATTATCCAGATGAGGTAACCGTCAAGATTGATGGGATTGCAGCATCAGCCGCTTCTGTCATTGCCATGGCAGGAACAAAGGTACTGATGGCGCCTACAGCACTCATGATGATTCATAACCCGGCAACCATCACGATGGGTGATCATGAAGACATGAAACGAGCGATTGAGATGTTAGATGAGGTGAAAGAAAGCATTATTAATGCCTATGAGATTAAGACTGGAGTATCTCGCATCAAACTATCTCATCTGATGGACGCTGAAACCTGGATGAATGCTAATAAAGCCATAGAACTTGGCTTTGCAGATGATGTGCTAAAGGATGAAAAACAATCTGAAGCCACTTTTTCTGCCTATGCTTTTTCCAGAAAAGCAGTAGCAACTAATCTACTTAACAAAATGGCAGAAAAGAATAAACCAATTCAGGCAGAGGAGTCTGCCAAATCCCAAGGACGCTCGGTTGATGAACTAAAAGAGCGTCTTTTTAATCTAAAAAAATATATGTAAATGGAGGAATTTAACGATGACGATTACAGAAATGCGTAATAAACGCAAAAAGCTTATTGAAACGATGGATGGGTTCTTGGACACTCATAAAACCAAGAATGGCACATTATCCGCAGAAGATGATAAAACCTACAAAACCATGGAAGATGAGATCACTGAACTTACCAATGAAATCCATCGTATGGAAAGACGTGAGGAGATTGAGGCGGAACTTGAAAAGCCTGTCAGCAAACCAATCATTGAGAAACCGATGAATGGTCGCATGGATAACGGCGAGGTTAAAACAGGTCGTGCCGCAGACTCCTATAAGAAAGCCATGCTCTCAGCACTTCGCTCAAACTTCCGTAATGTATCAAATGTTCTACAAGAAGGGGTAGACGCAGATGGTGGCTATCTCGTACCTGAAGAGTACGACAGCAGACTGATTGATGGTCTGGAAGAAGAGAACATCATTCGTAAGCTGGGTCACAGAATTACCACATCAGGTGAGCGAAAAATCAATATTGCAGCTACAAAACCTGCAGCTGCATGGATTGATGAAGGTGAAGCACTGACCTTTAGCGATGCTACATTCTCTCAGATTAATCTGGATGCTCATAAACTTCATGTGGCAGTCAAGGTGACTGAAGAGCTGCTTTATGACAATGCCTTCCAGCTTGAGAATTACATTATTAAGGAGTTTTATAAGGCTCTGGCTAATGCGGAAGAAGATGCCTTTATCAATGGTGATGGCACAGGAAAACCTCTAGGCATTCTTGCTGCTAGTGGTGGTGCTGAAGTCGGTGTGACCACAGCATCTGCAACGGCGATTACTGCTGACGAAGTGATTAATTTAGTGTATTCACTGAAACGTCCATACCGTAAGAATGCAGTATTTATTTTAAATGACCAGACCATTGCGGCACTTAGAAAACTCAAGGATGGAAACGGAGCCTATATGTGGCAAGCAGCTCTTGTTGCGGGTGAACCAGATAAACTACTTGGCTATCCTGTTTATACATCTGCTTATATGCCCACCATTGAGGCAGGTGCTAAGACCATTATCTTTGGAGATTTGTCTTACTACAACATTGGAGATCGTGGTTCTCGCTCCTTTGCAGAACTTCGTGAACTGTTTGCTGGTAATGGCATGGTCGGTTTTGTTGCGAAAGAACGTGTGGATGGCAAGTTAGTACTACCTGAAGCAATCAAGGTTCTTCAGCAGAAAGCCTAACGGAGGTGCGATATGGATTACAACACAAAAAACTACACCGAACAAGGCGGTGACAAAACCGTTATCGGTGGAACGCTAGAGATTAAGGAGGGAGCAACCGTAACCGGTCTCCCTTCTTCTTTTACTCCTGCAGAAAACCAAGCACCTAGTACGGCAGAAGATATTACGAGTTTAGTTGCTGATTTTAATGCCTTGCTTTTAAAGCTAAAAACAGCCGGACTCATGGAAACTGATTAAAAAAGAAAGGATGGTAGCGGTATGACACTGATTCAAAAGGTAAAGGCAAACTTGATTTTAGAGCATGACACTGATGACGAACTCTTAGAGGTGTTCATCACCGCTGCTGTCAGTTATGCCGAGAGTTATCAGCATGTACCAGAAAATTTCTATAGCGACAATCCTATGCCACCGACTACAGAGCAAGCCATTATTATGCTCTCTTCTCATTTTTATGAAAGTCGAGATGGCAGTACCGGTGGATTTTTTGCTGACAATGTGCAAGCCGGTCAGCAAGTTTGGAATACGGTCAATCTTCTTTTGCGACTTGATCGGGATTGGAAGGTGTAAGAGATGAGTTTTGGAAAAATGAATAAATTTGCTGATATCAAGGAAATCACAAAAACAAAAGACAGTGAAGGCTTTGCGACAACATCAGAAACCGTGATTGCTTCGATTCGGGTTTACCGAGAAGGGCGTCATGGCAGTGAACGCTGGGCTAATTTAGCTACTTTTTCAGAAGCTACGGATTTATTCAGGTTTCGTGCCATTCCAGGAGTTGAGGTCAGTACAGAACACTTTATTGAGTGTGATGGAGAGCGTTTTGATATTACCTCGGTAGAAAACGTAAAAGGTCGAGGTATGTATACAGAAGTTTTGGCAAAGAAGGTGGTGAGTAGCGTTGGCAAAAGTTGATATTAAAATGCCCGATGAATTTCTACTTAAGGTTTCAAAGCTTGGCTCTGACTTTGACCCTGTTGCAGAAAAGGTGCTAAAAGCAGGTGGTGAAGTCGTCTTTAAGAGAACGAAAAGTAATCTATCTGCAGTGATTGGTAAAGGTACAAAGCATAAATCACGCTCAACGGGTGAATTAGAAAAGGCACTCGGTGTCACTTCAGTACGATTAGATAGGAACGGAAACCACAATATAAAAATTGGATTTTCTGAACCAAGGCCTGATGGTGAGAGTAACGCAAAAATAGCAAACATCCTTGAGTATGGCAAACACGGTCAACCTGCAAAGCCTTTTTTGAAACCCGCTAGGAGTGCTTCCAAATCAGAGTGTATCTCAGTTATAAAAAGCACTTTTGAAGAGGAGGTCAAAAAGCTATGAGTATTTTAGAGGACTTACAAGTAGTTTTAGAAACACTAGACGTTCCGATTGAAACAGGAGTGTTTTCAGATGTGGCTCCTGGTAAGTACATGGTGATTGTTCCGATGAGCGATAGCTTTGACCTTCATTCGGATAATCTACCATGCATGGATGTTCAAGAGGCACGGATTTCAATTTATAGCAAAGGCAGTTATACAGCTCTAAAAAATCAAGTGGTGCAGTTATTGTTGGATTCCAGTTTCACCATAACCGCACGGAGCTACATCGGCTTTGAAGATGATACGGGCTATTACCACTACAACGTGGATGTAGCCAAACATTATGAAATAGGAGGTAATTAAAAATGGCAACAATTGGTCTGGATAAACTTTATTATGCGACCATCACAGACGATGAAAATGGCGAAGAAATCTATGGCACACCCACTCAGCTGGCAAAAGCAATCTCAGCAGAGCTATCTGTTGAACTGGCAGAGGCAACGCTCTATGCAGATGATGGTGCGGCAGAAATCGTTAAAGAATTTAAAAATGGCACCATCTCTCTTGGAGTAGATGATATTGGCTCGACTACTGCAGCCGCCTTAACCGGTGTCACGGTTGATAAGAACAACGTTGTGGTTTCTAACAGTGAAGATGGCGGGGATCCTGTGGCTGTTGGTTTTAGAGCAAAGAAATCCAATGGCAAGTATAAATACTACTGGCTCTACCGAGTGAAATTCGGTATTCCTGCCACCAACCTAGCGACTAAAGGTGACAGTATTACATTCTCAACACCAACAATAGAAGGTACGGTTCTTCGAAGAAACAAACCGGATACAAGCGGGAAACATCCATGGAAAGCGGAAGTGACCGAAGGTGATAAGGATGTACCGGCAGCGGTTATCAGCGGTTGGTATACAGAAGTCTATGAACCGGATTACACAGTATAAGGAGGGATAATTCATGGATAACGAACGAACAGCAAGTATTCGTATTGGTGGCGATGAATATGTGCTACTACTTACTACAAAGGCAACAAAGGAAATCGCAGGACGATATGGTGGTCTTGAAAACCTAGGCGATAAGCTAATGAAGTCTAAGAATGTTGAGATGGCACTTTCCGAGATTGTGTGGCTGATTACCTTACTGGCCAATCAAAGTACCCTTGTCTATAACATCAAGCACAAGGATGCACCGAAGGAATTACTCACAGAAGATGAAGTGGAAATTCTCACAAGCCCGATTGATTTGGCAGAGTACAAAGAGGCAATAATGAATGCCCTTTACAAGGGTGCAAAAAGAAATGTACTCAGTGAGGAAAGCCCAAAAAACGCAGTAGCCCCGTAAGTGACGAAGAGTTATTTACGAGGCTTTTATATTACGGCATCAGTCTATTACATCTGACCATGGATGAATTTTGGCTGATGCCGTTTGGTTTGCTACTAGACTTGTGGGAGTGCCACAAACAGTATCAGGGGCTGGCAAAACCAAAAAGAGAGATATTTATCGATGACATTATCCCTGATGGAATCTGACAAAGGAGGTGGAAAGCATGGCAGATAATTTTGGCTTAAAAATCGGTCTTGAAGGCGAGAAAGAATTTAAAAAGGCATTAACCGATATCAATCGTTCCTTTAAAGTACTTGGCTCTGAAATGAAACTGGTAGCCTCAGAATTTGATAAAAACGATAAGTCTGTCCAGGCTCTTTCCGCCAGAAATTCAGTCCTCAACAAAGAGATTGAAACCCAAAAAAGCAAAATTGATACCTTGAGATCGGCTCTAGAAAATGCAGCGACCTCCTTTGGAGAAACTGATAGAAGAACACAGAACTGGCAGATTCAGCTAAACAATGCTGAGGCGGCACTCAACAATATGGAGCGAGAGTTAAGTAGCAATAATGCTGCTCTTGAAGAAGCTAACTCCAATTATGATGATGCCGAAGATGCCCTCGATGACATGAACCGTGAAATGAACGATGTCACCGATAGTGCCGATGATATGGGAAAAGAGATTGATGAGGCGGCTGACTCTGCTGAAAAGTCTGAATCTAAGTTTAAAGGCTTAGGTACAACTCTAAAATCTATTGGCATTGCCATGGGAGCTGTTGCTGTTGCAGCAGGAGCGGCGGCTGTCAAACTGGGTAAAGAAGTCATTTCCGCTTATGCCGATTACGAGCAATTAGTCGGTGGTGTGGATACGCTTTTTAAAGAGAACTCTCAGCAGTTACAAGACTATGCATCGAATGCCTATAAGACGGCAGGTCTTTCTGCCAATGACTACATGGAAACCGTCACTTCGTTTTCTGCAAGCCTTATTTCTTCTCTTGGAGGAGATACTGAAAAAGCCGTTAAATATGCGGATATGGCAATTACTGATATGTCTGACAATGCCAATAAAATGGGTACAGACATGGAGTCCATTCAAAATGCCTATCAGGGTTTTGCCAAGCAAAATTACACCATGCTGGATAACCTTAAACTAGGCTATGGTGGTACAAAAAGTGAAATGGAGCGGCTCCTTGCCGATGCCAAGGCTATCTCTGGTATTGAGTATGATGTTTCTTCTTATGCCGATGTAGTTTCTGCCATCCATGTCATTCAAGAAAGCATGGGTATTGCTGGTACGACTGCTCTTGAAGCTGAGGAAACTATTTCAGGGTCCTTGAATGCTTTTGAATCTGCTTTACAAAATCTCTTAGTTGGTTTTGGAAATGCTGATGCGGATATGGAACAACTCAGTAAAAACATGGTGGATGCCTTTCAGTCTGTGGTAAAAAACATTACTCCAGTGATTGAAAATATCGTAAAGGCTTTACCTATAGCAATTGAAGCATTATTGGATGCGATTTCTGATTTGTTACCGACACTCCTTGCTACGGTGACAGATTTATTTACTCAGGTACTTAACGCACTGATGAACCTACTACCTACCTTAATACCGGTAGCAGTTGATTCCATTCTCACGATTGTGAATGCGTTGATTGAAAACTTACCACTGCTAGTGGATGCGGCCGTTCAGTTAATTGCAGCTTTAGTGGATGGTCTTGGGCAGGCTCTCCCAGAACTTATTCCTGCGGCAGTTAATGCAATTACTACGATTGTACAAGGTTTGGTTGATAATCTACCCATGCTGCTCGATGCAGCACTGCAGTTAATACTTGGTTTGGCTCAGGGGCTACTCGAAGCGATCCCGCAACTAATTGAGGCTCTTCCTACGATTATCTTGGCAATCGTTGATTTTATTATTAGCGCAATTCCTCAGATTATAGATGCAGGTATTCAGTTACTAACATCGCTGGTTGCCGCGTTGCCTGAAATTATTACGGCAATTGTTGAGGCGATTCCACAGATTATTGATGGAATACTAAATGGGATTTTAAGTTCGATTCCACAACTCATTCAAGCAGGTGTCGACTTACTTGTTGCACTGGTTCAAAATCTACCGACCATTATTACCACCATTGTGGCAGCGATACCTCAAATCATTTCAAGTATCGTAAATGCCTTAATGGGAAACATCGACAAAGTCATTATGGCAGGGGTTCAGCTATTTGTAGCACTCATTCAAAACTTACCAACCATTGTGGTAGAAATCGTAAAAGCAGTGCCCCAGATTATTGGCGGCATCGTCAGAGCATTTACAAACTCCATGGGTTCAATCGTGACGGTGGGTGGCAACATTGTAAAAGGGTTATGGCAGGGTATTCAATCCCTTGCTTCTTGGTTATGGAATAAAGTGAGTGGTTGGATTAGTGGCATTTGGACTGGCATCAAGGATTTCTTCGGTATCAAATCACCATCGAAACAGATGGGGTGGGTTGGTGAAATGCTTGTGAAAGGTCTTGCAGGTTCTATCCAAGATAACGGTGATGAGGCTGTGAAAGCGGCTGAGATGATGAGCGAGGATATCAACGATGTGATGACTAGTCTTGCCAGCGATATGAGTACATCCTTGCCTACAGACTTTTCAGTGGATACTTCGGTAGGCGGTGTGATTTCAAATGCAGCGACCTCTTCCCTAGGTGGTGTCAGTGGGTCGCTAGTTACTGTACAGCAGATGATTGTACGAAGTGAAGATGATATCAGAAGGGTATCTCAGGAACTTTATAACTTAATTCAAACAGGCTCTCGTGCTCAAGGTCGATTTTCTACAACATAAGGAGGTGTGCCGATGGGTTTTTCATATAACGATATTTCTTCAAAAAGCATGGGACTAAAAGCCAGGCTCACTTCCTGGCAAGTCTGTGGAGGAATGCGTAATTTTACCACCACCGTACCTGGAAAGTATGGGGTGACAGACTTTGGGGCTGATTTTGATTACCGAGAAATCAATGTAGCTTGTAATATCTATCCCAAGCATAGCTTTTCTGCTCTGGTGAGTACGCTTGATGAACTTTCAACATGGCTTGATCCCATGCAAGGATTAAAAGAACTTGTTTTTGACGATGTACCTGACAGGTATTTCATGGCAAGGCTGAATGAAAAAGTGGATTGTGAACGACTCATTCGTTTTGCAGGAAGTTTTAACTTGAAGTTTTTCTGCCCTGACCCATTTGCTTATGCCATTACGGATGAAAATTATTTAATAGAAAGCGAAGGAAGTCACACGATTACAAGACAGACCGGCAATGTTGAATCCAATCCTATGTATCGCTTGAAGGGAATCATCACATCGGGTGTGAACAATTTTATTTCTGTTACAACCAATGGATTGGAAATGAAAATAGTGAATGCGGTACTTTTGGCAGAAGAAACCCTTGTCATTGATACAGCTAATATGACGGCTTATGTGGAAGACGAAAACGGGATAATCTTAAGAAACGCTTTGCCTTACCTAGAGGAGATACAGTTTCCAAGTCTTCATGTGGGCACGAATACCCTAGCAATAACAACAAATAATGCTGTGTTTACAGCGCTTGAAATAAAGGCTCGCAGTAGATGGAGGTGATCCAGTGGCATTAAAAACAATATTAAATAAACAGACAGATTTTACGGGAGAGTTCCCGGTTGAGCATGCAAAATCTGGACTATGGCGATTTAATGATGTATCGGTAGATGAATATGGTTATCTTGCAGACTCTTCTGGATTAGACAGAAAAATAGAGCTTGTCAATTATCTAGGAACAACTGCAAGCCTTCAAAGCGGCCAAAAAGGGAGACAAATCCGAATCAACATCAACAATCCCGCTACAGAAAAAACCTACCTTAAAGTGGCCAATGATGGTACTTTCTTTTCGGAGATGGGAGAGCGAATCCTTGTTGGCGGTTGGATGATACCGACTACTTATTCGGTGGGAAATACCTATTGCCCCATATTAAATACTCGCTATGGTCCTGGTCAGCCTATCTTTTACCTGTCGCTCTTTGCAGGCAGACCTAGAATCATGCTTTATAACGCTAGTGGTTCTCTTATACTCGACCAAACAACCACACCGCCTTTTTCACTTATCAATGGTGGTGTGTATTTTATTTGCATGGTCATAGAGCCAAACAATAAAAATGCATGGATTGTACTAGGAGATAGGACGAATGGAACGAGCTGGGTATCCCCGACCTATTCTTTTACAGGCTCACTAAATCCTTCTTGTACAGCCGACATCATTATGGGTATGCATGCAGATACTTACTGGTATGCTGGAAGATTTGATGACTGGTTTTTTGATATGGATTCAAGTCTTACAACGGATGATTTGATTGATTATTTCAATGGGTCTCTTTTGACTAACGGTGGTGATATGGGCGGTGCTGTTGATGCCCTTAGCGTACCGGGAGTCGTGAGTTTAAGGGAAACAGAAGGTGTCTATCCAACGGAAGGAACACTATATACGGCTCCGGCAACGTGCAATCTGTCTGGCACAGGTCGGGTCTCCGTTACCAGTGAATATATTTCTGGGGTAACTGCAGTTGGGCCGATAGAAACCTCAACAAGCGATGACCTTGTTCAATGGAGTGATTGGGCAGCCATCGCACTTGATGGAAAACTTGTATCTCCAAATAAGGCATACATTCGTTTTAGGGTCACACTTAATACTGTAGATACGAGTAAGACCCCTCGAATCATTGATATCAGGCTTTATGATATTCCAAAATCCCCTTATGAGAGGATTGGTTTTGCAAGACCGGTCGTACTGGATTCGAATGGAGCATGGGAGGCTGTGTTAGAAAATGCCTATAACATTGTGGTAACAAGTGAAATTAATGGTGAAGATACGCTCTCCTTTATGATCCCCTACCGTGATACCAAGCGGGGATTTATTGATAGTGAAAAGAAAATTCAGATTGTTGATGACATCTATAAAGTAAGGACTTTAACAGATACAAAAGACAGTGAAGGAAATCTAGCGACTGAAGTGTATGCTGAGGCAGAGTTTTACGACCTGACTTTTTCAGTGCGAAAAGAAGAACATAAATTTGATGCAGAAACTGCTGAAGTCTCCATGGCTTATGCCTTAGAAGGAACAGAGTGGAGTGTAGGCACAGTCAATGTACGAACCAAAAGAACCTGGACGAGTACAGAAAAGAATGCACTATCCATCCTTCGTACGGTTGCAGACTTACATGGTGGAGACCTTGTCTTTGATTGTCCCAATCGGCTGGTCCATCTCTTAACGGTCTATGGTACGGATAGCGGTGCATTGTTTGCCTATAAGAAAAATATGAAGAGCATTAAAAGAGTCGTTGATACCAGAAGTCTTGTAACAAGGCTCTATGCCATTGGTAACGATGGTCTTACTTTTGCAGACATCAATGGAGGAAAGGCATATGTGGAGGACTATACTTATTCGTCTGATATTCGAATATCAACACTTGATTGTTCTTCCTTTACCAATCCCTATCAGATGAAAGAATATACCGAGATGAGGCTTGCTCAGTATGCAAAGCCAAACATCTCTTATGTTTTAAATGCAATGGATTTATCAGTATTAACGGGTTATGAGCATGAAGCATGGTCACTTGGCGATTACGTTCATGTAGAAGATAAGGATTTAGGGCTGTCGGTAACCACTCGAGTCATACGAAGAGAATATAACTTACAAGAACCATGGAATACGGTACTCGAACTATCCACTACCCTTAAAAATCTGGGCAGTTCTGCAAGCCAGTGGGACAATGTAGCAGATTCTCTTGAAGGCACAAGTATGGTTACAAACAATGATATCCGTGAAATGGTGCCATTTAATTTATTGCGAAATTCTCGTGGTGATGATGCGATGGCTTATTGGGTTAACTCAGGCTTTGAAGTAGATGGTGATAACGGTGTGAGCGGTACTGCATCGTTTAAAGCAATGGGTGTAGAAAATATGACAAAGAGCATGGCTCAGACCATCTATCCAGCGAATCGTTCTAGCTACACGCTCTCGGCACAAATCGCATCTGAAAACCTTGAAAAGCTGAGTAGCGACTCACAGGTTGGCATTGAAGTGGTTATTGAATATGAAGATGGAACAACAGAAACAAGATTTATTGATTTGTATTAAGGAGGTGGATTCATGGCCTATTTTTCAAGAACATCAGAAAAGATACTTCCAGAAAGCTATTCCTCAAAAGTAAAATCCATCACCATCCGTGTCTGTGTCACAAATTGCACAGGCACTTTTTATATTACGGATCTCTTTTTACAGGCAGGCTCAGTGGTCACGGGATGGGTAGGTCATCCCTGTGAAATAAGGTGGACGTTAGATGGCTAAGGTTAAATTTATAAGGTTAGCGGAAGTCATAAATAAAAAACAAGATAAGCGTGTCATGAGTGTAAGCATAAAACCTACCCTCTATGATTGCACTGGCATGATTTGGTTTACGGACATCCAATTACAAGAAGGACCTGTTCTAAATGGTTATGTGCCTCATACAGAAAGCAGGTTAGAAAAACTAAAGGAAGATGGCAGTATCAAGAATCCTGTTTGGTTTAACGGTGTGGTCCGTTCAGAGGAAACCATTATTTTATTTAATGTCGGTGAAACCTCCGCAGGACTTGATGTTCATATCTATCCAAAGCTTTCTATGTCTGCTGGAACAGTGAAACTAAGCCAAGGTATAGGAGGGCAACAGGTCTCCTTCCCTAGAGAAATTGAAAAAGATGCTGATTTGGCACTCTTAGCATCCACGCGAACTTGTACCAAAAACGGAGCAAGCGAACCCAAAGAGGGGTTCTATCAATACAGTGCTGCCTGGGACTCAAAGCATAAAGTGACCCTTGAAAAAGGGAAATCTGCAAGGGTGCTGTTTACCATGCAGGAAATGCAAGACGGAGGTGAACCATTCTAATGGAACGACTAAAAGGCAAGAAAATCATGGTGTGGACTTTTATGGGAAATGCACGAATGTATGAAGCTTTAGAGAAATATGGAGACCGGATTGATACCATCGGTCTTTTTTCTTTTAAAGTACGAGCTACCGGGGAGATTGTTGAGAGTGGTGTCACCATCAGCAGTATGCTCCCCTACATCAACCGTTATCGTCACATCAAATGGCTACTGACCATTGCCAATGATGGTGCAAATAGTATTTTCAGAGCATTGAGAGATAACACGAATGGCGCTCAGGAACTGTTTCTATCCGAGCTTATTCGTATTATGAAAAAGTATCCGTGGTGTGATGGCATTGATATTGACCTAGAAAGAGGCGATGACTATTCCACTCATGCTGAGTCAACCGCCATGTTTAAAAATATTTACAACACCATCAAAGCCTATGATTCAAGTAAACTGATGAACATTTGCCTTCCAGGTATGACCAGTGTCAATGGTTCAGTAGGTGGTGAGAACTGGTGTGTTTACGGAGACTTAGACCCTTATTGCGATACCGCATCAATTATGAGTTATGGTATGGCTTGGTCAGGTTCTGCACCGGGACCTGTATCTCCAAGGAGCTGGCTTGAAGGGATTTATGATTATGCCGTTACAGTGATGAATCCCGATAAGATTTTCTTTGGGATGCCTGCTTATGGCTGGAACTGGCAAATCTTTGATACACCAGAAAACCTAGGAAAAGTCTACCGAGGAACGTCCCATACCTACTATGCGGCAAAATACTGGATGACAGGAGTCTATAATTTCACAGACGATGCGCCTCCTCAACCGTTTATTCCCATCGTGGCTTATTGGGATGATGAGAATAAAGTGCCTTGGGCATTGCCTCATGTCTACGATTATATGGAAGGAAGAGATGCCACTCGCTATAGCTATCCACTCTTATCTGCAAGCTACAATGGCAGACAATATCTGACGGCCTATGGCAAACAACAAAAGACAGCCTTTGGCACTGTTTATGTGGATCATGATGCCATGCCGGATAGTTATTCTGGTGTTGTTTCTGTTTCTAATAGCGTCACAACACTGGGGGATGAAGGTGCGGCAACCTATCATTTTACGCTTGCTCAGGCAGGTACTTATGATGTAGCAGTAGAGCTAGGCTTTCCCTTTTGGGATAAGAATAGTATTCATATCTCCCTTGATGGAAATGAAGTAGATTTTTCTGAAAACAGACTGTGGTGGCCTTATTGGAGAACGACTTTCTGGACGGTACTGAAAAAAGGAGTGAACCTTTCTGCAGGAACACATACCATCACTATTTCGCTTGGGGTAAAGGGCGTACAGTTTTATGGATTTAGAGTCTGTTCTTCATTTTTTGAGGGGCCAACAGTTGGTGAAGCAGAATATACCCTTGCTCCTAGACATTTCAAAGATATAAACGGAGATATGGTCGGGCCTGCAACAGGTTTTAAGTTGACATTCGAGATGCTTAGAAGAAAAGCAGATTCAGCCCTTGTGTGGTATGAGGATTTTAGAGATGAGAACCCTCTTCCCCAAAGCTACTGGACAACCTTATCGGGTGAATGGAGTGTTTGGCAAGATACAAGCAGTTCGATGAATAGACCCTATTCCCAACTGGAGGGTAAGGGACAGTTAGCATGGAACTACAACAATTTTTCAGATATCCACTTAAGGGCGCAGATTATTTTTCCTGAAACCTTTAGTGGCAAGGCAGGTGTTTTTATTGGAACGATTTATTGTTGCTTTAATTATGATAACCAGCGCATTGAACTGTATGAAAGTTCTACTTTAAAAGGTAGTTATGCCACCAGCTTTTCAAAAACATCGGCCGCAAACATTCGATCGAATCCAAGCTTTTATACTCTAGAAATTCGAAAGCGTGGCAATCAAGTGCGGGTCTATTCCTCTGCATCCAATACACTGCGCTTTACAGCCACTTGCTCGGATGTGACAGGGTATGCAGGTATTCGTTCGGATAATAAAGTCCATTGCCAGTTGCTTCGCTTAGGCGATGCCTGGACCTATGAGCCTTATGAACGCTTTGACGTGCTTATGCCAGATGGAACATTTAAAACTTATGGTCGGCTATCAAGAAGTAACTGTTCTTGGGATGATGAGTTTCAAGTGTTTACTTTAACAGCAGACATTGAAGAATCAGCCACAAGAAGTGAAAGCATCTCCCTTGATTATGACTTCTTTCATTCAGATATGATGCCATCCATTCAGTGTGGAAATGACTATAGTGTCACCATTATTCCGAGGGATATTAACATCTGGATATCTCGTCTTTTCTTAGGTGATGGAGATGGATTTTCCATTCTCTATTATCAGGATGTGGATAGCCTTGTGTACTGGGCAAATGAAGCAGCTTATCGGTGGAAACTTCGAGGCATGTGTATGTGGTCACTAGGGCAAGAGGATTTAAGACTCTGGGAGTGGCTACCAAAACAAATAGAGTAATCAAAGGAACATCTGCAAAAGTAGGTGTTCTTTTTATTTCAACAAAAGGAGGAATTTTAAATGAAAGAAATATGGAACTGGATCCAAATTGTGATAACAGCAATCGGTGGATTCTTCGGATGGTTTTTAGGAGGGGCAGACGGTTTCCTATATGCACTACTAGTCTTTGTAGTCATCGACTATCTAACAGGTGTCTTATGTGCAATCGCTGATAAGACCCTATCAAGTGAAGTGGGATTTATCGGAATCAGCCGTAAAGTGCTGATTTTTGTTTTAGTGGGTGTGGCCAATATTTTAGATGTCTATGTGATTGGTGATGGGAGCGTACTAAGAACAGCGATTGTTTTCTTCTATCTATCAAATGAGGGAATTTCGCTGTTAGAAAATTCAGCTCATCTTGGACTACCTATCCCAGAAAAATTAAAAGATGTATTAGAACAGCTCCATAACAAGAGCGACAAGGAGGAATAATCATGAGAACTAAAGGAATCGATATCAGCACGTGGCAAAAACCAAGTCAGATTAACTATGACCAGCTTGCAAAAGAGGTTGATTTTGTCATCCTCCGAGCAGGATATACGGGCCACGGTACAGGAGTAAGTTTGCACAAGGATGATGCCTTTGAACAATACTACAAAGCCTTTCACGAGAGAGGTATTCCTATCGGTGTTTACTGGTACAGCTGTGCCAATACCAAAACCAAGGGCATAGCAGAAGCGAAGAAATGCCTAGAAATTATCAAAGGCAAGACCATCTCTTATCCCGTATTTATTGATACAGAGGATAATTATCATCAACGACCAAGTGGCAAGAAAGCCATTACCGATGCGTTGGTAGGCTTTTGTGAAACCGTAGAAAGTGCTGGATATTACGCCGGTATCTATGCATCTAGTTCTTGGTTTCAAGATTTAACAGAACTGGATCGGCTAGCACCTTATGATTTCTGGGTTGCACAGTGGTCCAGTAAAGAACCGACTCTTCGTCATGGTATCTGGCAGTATACAAGCAAAGGTAAATTGAATGGTTACTCAGGTAATTTGGATATGAACTATGCTTTTAAAGATTACAAAGCGATTATCCGAAGTGCAGGGCTTAATCATCTTGGCATAGAAGAAAACGTACCTGCTCCTACAGAAAAGAAATCGGTTGAGACGCTGGCCAAGGAAGTCATTCAAGGGTTATGGGGTAATGGTGAAGAACGAAAGAAACGTTTAACAGATTCAGGCTATGATTATGCGGCGGTGCAGTCAAAGGTCAATGATCTGCTATCTAGTAAGAAGTCGATCGATACCATCGCAAAGGAAGTCATTCGTGGCGATTGGGGTAACGGACAAGAAAGAAAAAACAAACTTACCAAAGCCGGTTATGACTACATTTCGGTACAAAAAAGGGTCAATGAACTCTTGAAATAACAGTAATCAAGAAAGCCTATCAAGGAGTGTTTCTCTTTGGTAGGCTTTCTTTTTTTCTAAACCGTCAGATTCTATCACCTCCCGTGGCTACTAGGTAGAGGGCAAGAAATAAATCGCCCTTTGGAAAGAGGTGATGGATATGAAACACAATCTAAAAATCAGTGTTTCTAAGAAACCACAGACAGGCGGACTTGTTACCTACCGTAATGTGTCCGTAAGGGAACGAATTCTTCGCTTTCTTTTAGGGAGTAAACAGCGTGTAACGATTGTGATTCCTGGAGATAGCATCGAGGAACTCTCTATCTGTGAAATGACGAAAGGAGGAACTGACCTTGAGCAAAATAAAGTTACTGCTTGAAGTGGTCAATGATATGCGAAGTCTTGCTGACAGCATACAGGCGGTTTGCGATGTAATGACAGAAGGAAGTCCTGCTCCAAGTGCAAAAGCTGCAACTGAACAAGAACCAGTAAAAGAGCCAGATATCCCACTTGAAAAAGTGCGTATGGTACTTGCTGAAAAGAGCCAACTTGGATTTACCGCCGAAGTGCGAGGACTCATTCAGAAGTATGGTGCAGACAAGTTAAGTGCTGTTGATAAGACTTATTATGCTGACATCTTGAAAGATGCGGAGGGTCTTGGAAATGGGTAATCATGCAATATTATCTGCATCTTCATCCCACAGGTGGCTTAACTGCCTACCCTCTGCAAGACTTGAACTGGAGTTTGAAGACCAAAGTGGTGAGGCAGCAAAAGAAGGCACAGCGGCTCATGACCTGTGTGAACACAAACTAAAAAAGGCACTTCATATGAGAAGTCAGCGACCTATCTCTGAGTATAACTCTGATGAGATGGAGGAATATACAGATGCTTACGTGGACTTTGTTATGGAGCAGGTGGAACTTGCAAAAACAAAATGCAAGGATCCAATCGTTCTTATCGAACAGCATCTTGATTTTTCATGCTATGTGCCAGACGGCTTTGGAACAGGAGATTGTGTGATTATCGCGGATGACAGACTTCACATCGTAGACTTTAAGTATGGGCTGGGTGTGCTAGTTGATGCAGTGGACAATCCACAGATGAAGCTCTATGCCCTAGGAGCACTTGGGATCTATGATCACCTGTACGACATTAAAGAAGTGTCTATGACGATCTTTCAGCCTAGAAGAGAGAATGTCAGCACCTGGACAATACCGGTGGAAGAACTAAAAGACTGGGCTGAAGAGGAACTAAAGCCTAGAGCTGACAAGGCCTTCAACGGTGAGGGTGAATACATCCCCGGTCCATGGTGTACTTTCTGTAAAGCGGCAAACAAATGTAGGGCCAGAGCCGAAGAAAAGCTAAAACTTGCAGAGAAAGAATTCAAGATGCCGCCACTACTAACGGACACAGAAATAGAAGAAATCTTACTTATTCTTCCCGACCTTAGCAAATGGGCAAATGAAATAACTGCCTATGCCACTGATGCAGCAGTCAATCACGGTAAAGAGTGGAATGGTTTTAAAGTTGTGGAAGGTCGCTCGGTTCGTAAGTATAAAGATGAAGAAGCCATCGCAGAAAAAGCCGTGGCAGGTGGATATAAAGACATTTATAGAAAGAGCCTTATTCCACTGACAGAGATGCAAAAACTAATGGGCAAATCCAAGTTTGAGGAACTCCTCGGTGACCTCATTTACAAACCACCGGGTAAGCCGACTCTTGTTCAAAACTCAGATAAAAGACCGGCTATGAATGTAGCGGATGCTAAAAACGAATTTAACGAAATTATGGAGGATTAAATATTATGGCAAATATGCAAAACAAAACAAAAGTTATCACAGGTGTAAACTCAAGATTTTCTTACTTCCACGGTTGGGAGCCTGTATCTATTAATGGTGGTGCAGAAAAATACAGTGTATCTGTCCTTATTCCAAAGGATGATAAGGAAACTATTAATGCCATCCATGCAGCGGTTGATGCTGCCATTGAGGAAGGTATCGCAAAGTTTGGTGGTAAGAAACCCAATAAGGCAGCCATTAAACTACCGTTGCGTGATGGAGATGTAGAGCGTGATGACGAGGCTTATAAAGGCCATTACTTCATCAATGCGAATAGCAAAACAGCACCGCAGATTGTAGACAAAAGTGTTAAGCCGATACTGGATCGTAGTGAGGTGTACAGCGGTTGTTACGGCAGGGTTTCACTCAACTTCTATGCCTTCAACTCAAATGGTAATAAAGGTGTAGCTTGTGGTCTTGGTAACATTCAAAAAATTAGAGACGGAGAACCTCTAGGTGGTAAGTCTTCTGCAGTAGATGATTTTACGACTCTTGTCGATGATGACTTCCTTGCCTAAAAGGAATAGTAAACTTGACGGTGGTGGAGGTCTTCCCTCTGCCACCTTTTTTCATTTAGGAAGGAGACCACTATGAAGAACTTAGAAATTGATATCGAAACCTATTCATCTACTAATCTACAAAAAAGTGGTGTTTATCGTTACGTAGAAGCAGATGATTTTGAGGTGATGCTGTTTGCTTATGCGGTTGACGGTGGTGAGGTTAAGGTCATCGATTTGATGAATGGAGAAAAGATTCCAAAAGAAATCCTAGATGCCTTAACCGATGAAACCATTACGAAGTGGGCATTTAATGCTCAGTTTGAGCGAGTCTGCCTTTCACGTTATTTGGGCTATCCCACTGAGACTTATCTAAATCCTTCCTCATGGAAATGTTCCATGGTTTGGTCTGCCTATATGGGGCTTCCTCTTTCTTTAGAAGGTGTAGGTGCAGTGCTAGGACTTGAAAAGCAAAAGCTGACGGAGGGTAAAGACCTGATACGATACTTTTGTGTTCCATGTACTCCAACAAAAATAAATGGTGGTAGAACCCGTAACCTACCCACTGATGAAATCGATAAATGGCAGCAGTTTAAAGCATATAACAAGCGTGATGTGGAGGCAGAAATACAGATACAACAAAGATTGATTAAGTTTCCAGTACCAGAGGACATCTGGGAGGAGTATCATCTCGATCAAGAAGTCAACGACCGTGGTATAAAGGTGGATATGGATTTTGTTAAGCAGGCCATTGCCATGGATGACATATCTCATGAAAAACTACTAACTGCCATGCAGCAGATAACAAATCTCGATAACCCAAACTCTGTACAACAGATGAAAGGCTGGCTTTCTGAAAACGGTCTAGAGATGGAGACTCTCGGTAAAAAAGCTGTCGCTGAGAAACTTAAGGAAACCGATGGTGAACTAAATGAAGTTCTTTCACTTCGTCAGCAACTGGCAAAATCCTCGGTAAAGAAATATACAGCAATGGAAAATGCGGTCTGTAGTGATTCAAGAGCTAGAGGTATGTTTCAGTTTTATGGAGCTAACAGAACAGGACGTTTTGCCGGAAGGCTTGTGCAATTACAAAACCTCCCTCAAAACCATATGCCAGATTTAAAAGAGGCGCGAAATATTGTTAGAAATGGTGATGTTGAAACACTAGAACTGCTCTATGAAGATATACCTGATACCCTCTCACAACTGATTCGTACAGCCTTTGTACCTAGAGTTGGTCATAAGTTTATTGTGTCTGACTTCTCAGCCATTGAGGCTCGTGTGCTTTCATGGCTCGCAGGCGAAACATGGCGAACAAAGGTATTTGCTAGTGGTGGTGATATCTACTGCGCATCTGCCTCTCAGATGTTTAACGTTCCCGTTGAAAAGCATGGTGTGAACGGTCATTTGAGACAGAAGGGTAAAATCGCTGAATTGGCACTCGGCTATGGCGGATCTGTCGGTGCATTAAAAGCGATGGGAGCACTAGAGATGGGGCTTGAAGAGGAAGAATTAAAACCGCTTGTGAATGCTTGGAGAATGTCTAATCCCAACATCACACAGTTCTGGTGGGATGTAGATCGGGCGGCTAAACAATGTGTAAAAGAAAACAAATCACAGGAAACCCGTGGCATCGAGTTTCATTGTTTTAGTGGCATGCTTTTTATCGTTCTTCCTTCCGGCAGAAGGCTTGCCTATGTAAAACCTCGAATTGGTGAGAATCAGTTTGGTGGTGAGTCTGTTACCTATGAAGGAGTAGGTGGAACAAAGAAATGGGAGCGTCTTGAAAGTTACGGTCCTAAGTTTGTAGAGAATATTGTTCAAGCCATCTCCCGTGATATTTTGATGTATTCAATGAAGATGCTTAGTACTTATCGTATTGTGGCTCATGTCCATGATGAAGTCATTATTGAAGCCGATCCTCAAATATCGGTTACTGAAGTATGTAAACAGATGAGTCAAGTGCCACCTTGGGCAAAAGGGCTGCTCCTTGACGCCGATGGCTATGAATGCGACTTTTATCAAAAAGATTAAAGAAATCATCAGATTTCACCTCCTGCCGTGGCTACTAGGTAGGAGGTGTTTTTCTATGAACATTTTTGAAGTAAAAGATGGCTGTCCGTTAAAGGGCAAGACCGATCAGATGACAGAGGAAGAATTACAAAAGGAATATGACTTTCACATAGCCGAGAGCATTGTCGCAAACCTATATAAAGAAGGCAAAATCACAGTGGATGAATTACACAAAATATCAGCCTTGAACAGGCAGAAATTCTCTCCCCGTTTAGCCGAGATTATGTCCTAAAAAGCTTGCTATTAATAGCTTTTAGAGTGATGTATGTAATGGGCGAAAGCGAGGTGAGATGATGAAAAAGATAACAAAAATAGATGAACTGACCCAGGGACAACTACCTACTACGAAACTTAGGGTTGCCGCCTATGCTAGAGTCTCAACCGATAGTGATGAACAACTTGAAAGCCTTAAAGCACAGCGTGAACACTATGAGCGCTATATTAAGTCTAATCCTGAATGGGAGTTTGCTGGTCTTTATTATGACGAAGGGATCTCCGGCACCAAGATGGAGAAACGGACTGAACTGCTCCGCATGATACGAGATTGTAAGCAAGGTCGGATAGATTTTATTATCACCAAATCAATCAGCCGCTTTGCTCGTAATACAGTAGATTGCCTAGAGTTAGTAAGAAAGCTGATTGATATCGGTGTTTACATTTATTTTGAAAAAGAGAATCTAAATACGGGTGATATGGAAAGTGAGCTGATGCTTTCTATCCTTTCTGGATTTGCTGCAGAAGAGTCTGCATCTATTTCACAAAACTCAACATGGTCCATTCAAAAGAGATTTCAAAACGGCAGTTATGTAGGTACTCCACCCTATGGATATACCAATATAGATGGTGAAATGGTAATCGTCCCAGAAGAAGCAGAAATCATCAAACGTATTTTTGCAGAGTGCCTTTCAGGGAAAGGTGGAGGTACTATAGCAAGAGGTTTGAACAAAGACAAAATCCCTGCAAGACGAGGTAATCACTGGAGTGCAGGCACGGTGATAGACATGCTTCGAAACGAAAAATATATGGGTGATGTCCTACTACAAAAGACTTACACAGATAGTAACTACAATCGCCATCCAAATACAGGCGAAAAAGACCAGTACTATTACAAGGACAATCATGAAGCGATTATTAGTAGAGAAGACTTTGCTAAGACACAAGATCTCATTGATGAAAGAGCCAAGATGAAGTGTAAGGGCATGAAAAAGAACGTTTATCTTAATCGATATGCTTTAAGTGGCAAGATTGTCTGTGGAGAGTGTGGTCGCAATTTTAGGAGAAAGACAAACTACTCAGCTGGTAGGAGTTACATTGCTTGGAGTTGCATCGGTCATATCGAAGACAAAGAGAGTTGCTCCATGTTGTTCTTGCGAGATGGGGAAATCAAAGCCACATTTACAACCATGATGAATAAGCTTGCTTTCAGTAACAAGCTAATCCTAGAGCCACTTTTCAAATCAATTAGCCAAATCGATGAAGAAAGCGACCGTGAAAGAATGGATGCTATTGATAAGCGAATGGAGCAACTCATGGAAGAACGCAACACCCTTATTACACTGATGGCCAAAGGTTTCCTTGAGCCAGCTCTTTTTAATCAGGAACGAAATGTTTTAGATAGTGAGATGAAAAATCTTTCAACTGAAAAAACAAACCTTGTATCAAATTCCGCGAGTGGGATTTTGCGAGCAAACGAGATAAAGGACCTCATTGATTACGTGTCAGCAAATAATTTTAATGGTGACTACACGGAAGAATTATTTGAAGAATTTGTAGAGAACATCATTGTAAATTCCAGGGATGAGCTGACATTCAATTTGAAATGCGGTCTTTCCCTGAAAGAAAAGGTGGTGAGATAAATGGCATATATTCCATATGGATACAGAATTCAAGACGGAGTTGTTACTGTCGATGAAAAGGCAGCAGGTCAAGTAAAGGTATTCTTTGAGAAATACATATCAGGACTATCCCTTACAGTGGCTGGCGAACAAGCAGGTATTGATAAGACACACTCTGTGATGGGACGCATTTTGAAAAACGTCAACTACCTTGGAAATGATACGTATCCAGCAATCATTGATAAAGAGATATTTGATAAAGCTGAAGAAGTTAGAGATAAGCGTGCAAAGGATTTAGGACGAGTGGTAGAGCTTGCCGCTTTCACCTCTCCCCCTCCCAAAGAACGATTTAAAATGAGAAAGGCAGATAATAAGATGCCAGTTGATCCTTTTGAACGAGCAGAATACTTATACAGTCTGATAGAAAGCGAGGAATAAAGTGACAGAGAAAAATATAATGGTTATTCCTGCTCGTAAAAGAGTAGGAAGTACAGCCGCAAAAGAAAAGATAAAGAAACTTCGTGTTGCTGCCTATTGCCGTGTTTCTACAGAAACAGAAGAACAAAATTCTAGCTATGAGGTTCAGGTCGCACACTATACAGAGTTTATAAAGAAAAATACTGAGTGGGAGTTTGCTGGCATCTTTGCAGATGATGGTATCTCCGGGACGAACACCAAAAAGCGTGACGAATTTAATCGTATGATTGCAGAGTGCATGGACGGTAACATCGATATGGTTATTACAAAATCCATCAGCCGATTTGCACGTAACACCCTAGACTGCCTTCAATATATTAGACAGCTCAAGGATAAAAACATATCCGTCTATTTTGAGAAAGAGAACATCAACACCACGGATGCCAAAGGTGAGGTTTTGCTGACTATTATGGCATCTCTAGCACAACAGGAAAGCCAGAGCCTTTCTCAAAACGTTAAGCTTGGTCTACAGTACCGATACCAACAAGGAAAGGTGCAGGTCAACCATAAACGATTTATGGGCTACACGAAAGATGAAGATGGAAATTTAATTATTGTCTCCGAAGAAGCTGAGATTATCAAACGCATCTACCGAGAATACCTTGAAGGTCAGAGTCTAGTGGGCATTGGTCGAGCCCTTGAAAAGGATGGTATTTTAACAGCAGCGGGAAAACCAAGATGGCGACCAGAATCAGTTAAGAAGATACTTCAAAACGAAAAATACATCGGAGATGCCCTTCTGCAAAAGACTGTTACTGTAGATTTTCTAACCAAGAAACGAGTTAAGAATGAAGGTCATCTTCCCCAGTATTATGTTGAAAATAGCCATGAGGCGATTATTCCTAAAGAGTTATTTTTGCAGGTGCAGGAAGAGGTTCATCGAAGAAGCAATATCTACACAGGAGAAGGCAAGAACAAACGAATTTATAGTAGCAAGTATGCTTTAAGTGCCATCACCTTCTGTGGAGATTGTGGCGATATTTATAGGAGAACCTATTGGAATATTCATGGTAGAAAAGAATTTGTCTGGCGATGCGTGACTAGAATCGAGCAAGGTCCTGAGGTCTGTAAGAACCGAACCGTAAAAGAAGATGAACTCTATGGTGCGGTAATGACAGCGATTAATAAGCTACTTGCAGGTGGCAATAACATGATAAAAACCCTGGAAGAGAACATTCATGCTGTGATTGGCGAAACCACAGAGTATCAAATTGCAGAGATTAATAATTTACTAGAAGAAAAACAAAAAGACCTCATCAAGCTGGCCAATAAGAGTCAAGATTATGAACATCTAGCAGATGAGATTGATGAGCTGAGAGACAAGCGACAGCTCCTTTTAGTAGAAGATGCCTCCCTCAGTGGCGAGAACGAGCGAATCAATGAGCTGATTGAATTTATCCGCAAGAACAAATTCCGTACCTTAGAGTACGATGATAAGCTTGTAAGGAAGATAATCCAGAGCGTTACAGTCTATGAAGAACACTTCGTCATAGCCTTTAAATCTGGCATCGAAATGGAAATATGA